CCCCCTCATTACAAAAAGTAGTACCTACTCTCAAAAAAATTTTGGCCAAAAATTTTCAATATTTTCAAAAAGGACCTATATAAACAAAAAATACCGAAGACTTTTTGTTGCCTTCGGTAAGAAATGTCAATATTCAAATGTTAAGATGGTTGGTTAACCAACATATTCATTAACCTCTAGAGATACATATCCAGTTTGTTTTCTCGCTGCCATTGTTGTTTGTTTATCCGAATTCGATACAGTATAAATATCATATGGTTCACCATAAATATCCCCACTAGGTAATTGATATTCTCCAGCGTAAACAGTAAATAGAATTACTCCATAATCATCCCGATTAGCGTATTGTTTTGCGCCTTTTCTTGCTGCTTCAATTGCTTCTTCTTCTGAATAGTATATTTGTCCAGTAATTTGCATATCATCAATATCTTCTTCTTGCATTATATCAAATCCATCGACAGTAAACACAGGGTTTTTTTCACCACTTTCTTTCAATACCATCTTGATACTCTCTTTAATCAAACTACGTAGTTGCGTTTCGTTTAATTTTATTGTCTGTTTCATATTGAGTTTGTTACATATTTTGTTATTGAGTTATTTTTCTGGGCCGTTATATCCACGTTTTTTATTTCCTTCTTGTTTGGTAAAGCCTATATTCATTTAATGCTTCTCTAATAATTTGTCTCAATTGAGATTCATTGATTTTATGCTTTGTTTCATAATTGTATTTTTATATTGTTTATTTTCTAATCGATTTTACTAATAAATAGTTTAATGATTTATAAAAACAACAATATATTATTGTTTTTGCTTCTTTTTTTGAAACTTGTATGTATTTATAGATAAAAAATAGAATTATAGTATGAAAAAGACAATAAAGTTAAACGAGAGTAAATTGAGAGACATCATCAGAGAGAGTCTTGGCGAGATATTAAGTGAAGGAGTGCTTGAGGCAAGGCCAAAAGGTAATTCAAAGCCTAGTTATTGGGAGATTTCTGATTACAGGGAAGTTCCAGGAACTGAGTTATATGTTTATAATCCAAAAGGCTGTGTTAACGAGAAATATAGAACGCCAGAGGCAATGAAAAATGCCTTGAAAGCGAATGGAGCATTACGCGCTTACATTGATAAAGACGGTGGTGTTCATGCATTCTTCTATAGTGGAAGTTGGCCAAAATTCGTTGAATTAGGAAACGCATGGGATGAAGATGCTTGGTATGAAATGATGAACGCTGGAAGTATGAAGGGTGTTGCTAAACAAAGAACAGTGAAACTTAATGACTTTGTGCCTGGATTTGATGAGATCTGGGGTAAAATGCTTAAGAGAACATTAGAGCGTAAAGAACAAGCGAGAAGAGAAGAAGAAGAACAGTTTGGCAGAAGAAGAAGTCGTGAAGCGGCAACAGTATACGACACAGTTCCTACAATTGGTAGTTTATAATTCTTACTTATATAAAAAAGAACCGAGGGATTTAATCCTTCGGTTTTTTGTTATTTCTTCTTCAATGTGAAAATGTATTCCGTAGTGTGCTTGTTCCTATTTTTTAGATTTCGGCTGCCTCTAAAGGTTAAGTAGTCAATTTCCTTTGTTTTTAAATCGCCATACTTAGATAGCATTTCTTGCATTTCATCTAATGATATAAATCCTTCGTTGTTATATGATATTATGAGGTATTTAGAATCTATATCTTTCACCAATTGATCAAATGCGGTTAGTGCCTCCTTTTTCTTATTGTATGCAGATTTGTTCCAGTCATCTGGTATTCCAGCAACTTCACTTATGTTATTACCTAATTTATTATCAAGAATAGTATTCAGCATGAAGTAGTTAGAACCATATGGATGTTGGTTATATGGAGGATCGATGTAGGTGATATCTAATCCACGGAGATGCTTAACCAATACATTTGCGTCTTCCTTAAATAATGTAACCTGGCAACTATAATTTGATAGCACAGGTTTTTTCAGTTCTATCTTTCCGAGTATTCTGTCTAATGCGTTCTCACCTTCTCCGCCAAATTTTCCAACATTAGCGGTTTTAGATTTATAGAATCCTTTGAATACTCCGCTAGTATTAGCATGGACAGATGCCTCATACAATAATGGGCCAAGGAAGTATTTCTTATAAGATTCGGTAACATCGTCTATGGCCGTTCTGATGGTATCAATGATAACGGCATTATCATGTGTATAGAACGCTCTTTCACCTTCTTTAATGTTGTTATCGTCCTTAGGAGCGTAATTATTTGTTATTACACCTTCTACTTTTGGGTGTGATAGAATTGTTGGAAGAATTTCATTATAATAGTCTTCATTGAAATCTTCTTTGTTTGATAAGTAGCAATCGTTAATAACGTAACAATACTCCTCAAGATCATTTGCGTATAATCTTGAAGAATATTGTTTTAAACGTCTAGCGACTACACCACTACCAGAAAACAAATCGCAAATAATTGCTTTTTCTTTTCCTAAGTCTTTTAGTGCTGATTCTACCTCTGTTGCAATGTTATCTAGTAATTTTCTCTTATTACCGAGATATGTAATAATTTGATCTGTTAAATATTTTTCATTTTCCATTTATTTAAACCGTTTTCAGGAATAAATATACAGAAATTTATTTAAAAATCAAGCATTACTTATACCAAAGTGTTTAAGATAGTATTCTATACCGATTTTGCAACATTCATAACAATTATCATATATTTCGTTTGGCGTAAACATATCTTTTTGATAGAAACAACTACCGCCCTTATGATTTCCACATACCTCATAAAAATAAGGATGGAATGTGTTTAGCGTACCAAAAAATGGTTCTAGTTTTGCTTTAGTTGTTTTTGTTATTTCGTCTTCAGAAAAGTCGAAACCATGCAAATATACATTATATGGAAAGAATATTCTGTTGCACAAGTAACAATAATCTGCGATAATGTTATAGTTTTTGGCAACTCTATCACCAGCGGCATTTCCTTGGCCTTGGCGTTTTTCGCCTTCTTCAAGTCTCTTATCGTTAGTGCCTTGCTTCTTTATTTCTCCAATATATAATGGGTAACATTTTATATTTCCATTATTATTTATTGTTAGATAGATAATTGGCGCATCACATTCGATACTACTTTCCTGGCCATAATAGGTATTGGCCTCGGAGACGGAATATCCGCTTTCTACCATTTTATCTCTTATTGCCGAAAAAGTTATTTTTTTCTTTTTCATTAAGATATCCCAAGTGCTTGGTAGCGTATAGAGATACTTATTGCGAAAATCATTATAAACTTTTTCTACTACGCCAGTTAACATATCGTCATCTGGTTTTGATTTTGTGATATTTGGTTTATTTGTCATGCGGCTTTCCTTTTATCAATTTCATTTTTTAAATTAATATACATATCGATTAATGTTGCAATGTCTTTTGGCTGCCATTTTTTTGCCATGATAATTTGTTCGTCATTAACAACAATATATGGTAAATTATCTTGTCCCATTACTTTGTCCCTTACTTCGTATATTCTGTTACTACCATTTTTAGCCTCGACATTATAAATTGCATTACGACCGACTTTATCCCCCATTACTTTTTGATAAATGGTAGTAAGGTGATCACATAACTCTTTAAATTCCTCTTTTTTGTGGTATTGGCGGAAATTGACACCATTTTTTGTCGATTTTATACCAAATTCGTTATATGAGTCAATATTGCCATCAATAAATATAGCGCATCTTAATCCACAAATTGCTTGTTGTGCTTCTTTATTTATGTACCATTTCCAAAGTTTATTGTCTTTTGCTAGCAATCTTCCAGATGTTTTGTCGTATATTCTAAGTGCTGCTTCCGAAAAACTTCTTTCGATATCTTTTTTACCATATGATCTGCGGTCCCCTCCGATGATGCGATACATCACTTTAACATTATGCTTACCAACTTTTAAGCATTTTGGCGTTTCTTCTCCACTTAACGTTTGTTTTTGATTACCAGTTTGGCCAAGTTTACGGTTGTTGATATAAATATTTAAACCATGTTCTTTCATTGTAAACTCGTATGTTTCTTCAAGAAAATCTTGCAGTTCCGCCATTTCTTTGAAATCTACATTTTCAAAAACAATTTGTGTCCCATGTAAACTTTTGTCACAGTCTGATGTATATACGTTTCCGATTGTTGTACTTCCGTCAACATCGATTAAGATAGATAAATTTGTTTTTTTACCTAATCGTTTTGATTCAACATTTACTAGTACGCCATCTTTCTTGTTGAAACGGCATTGCATAGCAATTTTAGCAATAGCACCCTTGAATCCAATGCCAAATTTGCCAATTTTTCCACTTAAATTCTCTTTGTTTGTGCCACCAAGCGTAAATAGATTTTCAAAGTCTTCAATACCCTTTCCGTCATCAGTAAATGTTAACGTATGTTTCTCATCATTACAATCAATATGGACGTTGACTTCTTCTCCTTCTTTTGCGTCAATACTGTTATCTACCGCTTCGGCCACACTATCAAATTTTGTGTAATTAGTCGCTACAGATTTTGTAACATAGTTTTTTGCAACTTTAATTTCTTGATTTCCGAAGATTTTCTCAAACTGTTTTTTATTCATAAATTTTAGTGCGCATTTTAAAGTGTTCGCTTCACTTCTAAAAATTTTAAATATGTTGTTAATTTTGAAATCTGCTGCAAAGGTAATACATTTTTTTGAATTATAAAAATTTTGGAGAAAAAATTTTCAAAAAAAAACGAAAAATAAACCGACGGGTGTAAATCCTTCGGTTTTTATTTATCTGTTTTATCTAACTCTTTGTCAACCCATATCTTACACTCTCTCAATGTAAATGCGTGTGCAAATCCAGAACCATCATGGTCAACGGCCTCCCACACAACTCTATGTTCTGGAGGATAATATCCAACACATTCAATTTGGAATCCTCTGTATTCATAGATGTTTGTGTCTACTCTATGTGCATGATGTTTTTTGTTCATAATTATTTATGCCAGGTTATACCATCTTTTATCTTTTGAGCAACAGGATTATGTGTTAACCAGATATATGAATCACATACTGGGCAAGTAATGAATATTTCGCCATCACAATTGTCCATTATATCATCTTTTTCAATTTCCATTACGGAATCACAGTATGGGCACCTGATTTTGCCCCAATTATTTTCTAATAGTTTCATATTTATTGTTCCTTTTTATAATATTTCAAATAACGTAGTATACATTTCTCATTGAGATTATCGCAGCACTCCTCGCATATTTTTGCTTCTTCATCAATATCAAGTAGTCTTGTGCAGAAAAAGTCGTCGTCTCCAAGTATATCATAGAGAAGAGATACAGCGTTTTTTAATTGTTTTCCCATACTTTCAACGGACTCTTTAAGACTATGTGCATAACGTTGTGAGTTGGAAAACATATCCTTTAATAACTCAATCTCCTCAAGCATACTATGAGCACCCGCAATAAAATCTTCTTGCCTTTGCATACATCTGCCTATCGTGTCATCAGGATTATCAGTGCACTGTCTGTATTCAATGGCGTTTTGTTTGATTTGTTCTTCTGTCATAATACTGCCTCCTTTTCAATTTTATTTTTTAGGATGAGAATCTGCCCATCTTACCGCATCTTCTATAACATCTTTAATTATACTTATCATATAGCCGCTGTATGCTATATTTCCTAAATCATTAACATAGTCATCGGCATACGCTCTTATTTGTCGAATTCTGCATTTTTAATGTCTTCAAGTGTCATAATTTTATTCTCCTTTATTAACCAATTATTACACAATCCATTGCTTCTGTTACAATTGTTACATCAAACGGATCACCCATTTCATTAGTTCCAAAATCATAAGAAAATGAAACTTCCTTTGACTTGTCATCAATAGAATTTAACTTATTGATTAGCTCTTGTACTGTCATAATTTTACCTTTCTTTTAATTACGATGCAAAATTAATACTTTTTATTCAAACTAAAAAATAGAAGCTTTATTTATTATATAATATATCAATAATTGAAACTCCAAAATTATTTCCTGCACATGGATTAACCATTGTAAAATATGCTTTGATAGAATCATTAGCAATAGGCTGGTGCCCATTTGAACCAACTAAAATACCATCCTGCTCGTTTCTCCTATGCTCGTCGATTGTTCTCTGAATTTTCTCAGCCATTTCCATTATCTGTTTATAGAAGCCCTCTTTATTTTCAGGGATTGGCTTCTTGCTAAAATCGATTCTGGTGCATGCACATTTTTTACAAATACTGTCATTTTTATACTCTCTCATTATTTTATAATCCTAATGCTTCAATTACATTTTTATATGATTCTTGGGCTTCATATTCTCTTTCCTTTATTTTCTTATATTCCTTATAGTTATCCCCTGGCGATAAAAGAATATCACATATCTGGTCAGCATCTTCATCGGCATGACGAATAAATACCAAATTAGATCCACCCCCTCCAAAAATATATGGATATACGCCTTCTTTTCGAAGTTGTGTTAATAAAAGGTCAATTTTATCTACTTTTTTCTTTTGTGTTTGTGTTAAATACTTTACTTTCATATTACTTATTCTCCTTTCTCTAAAATTGTTTCAAGTGCAATCTTAATACCATCTTCAAGAGATTCTTCGTAAGTGTCATAAAATCCAGTTATACCTTTACAAATTAAACCATACGGTACAAAATGAATTGTCCCAACACCTTCAATATGGAGTTCTGGGTTCATCTCCTTATATATCGCATGAATTGTTGCGTTGTATTTTATATAATCGATATCTCGTACATCTGGACTTATAATTATTCCTTTTACTTCCCTTAACCATCTTTGTGCTACTTCGAGAGTTGGTGCTAAAACATCGTAAGAAGAATGCTGAGGACACTGCGCTCTGATCTCATCAGACTCCATATCAAACAACACTCCTTTATTATAGCACTTTCTACATCTCCAATCAAATCCTGCCTTTTCTAACAGATTTGCCACTTCGGGTGATACGTAGTATTCATGATCTTTTGTTTCCATATCAACAATCGTATTTAATTAATAAATCATCCACATCAATAGCAGTTTCTTCTATTAGTTTTTCTACGTCTTCGCCGTATTCATAATAAAAACCACCACCAATGCATTCACTATCTATGACACTCTCAATGTAACCATTTAAATCTTCTGGATAATATAAATCAACCAAAGAAAGTCCTGGGTTGTTTTTTTGTTCGGACTTAAGAATTCTGATGTAATTCTTTGCCAATTGTCTTGTGTTAAATGTTATAACACTCTCATCAAGTCCTTTTTTAAGGACAATTGTTATTTTCATAATTCTTTATCTGTTAAAATAGTTAATAACCTTTTTTACTTCCCACATCGTTAATCCTCTCCAGTACTTTGTTTGAAAAAAATGTGGCTTTTGTTCATCAAGCATATCGGCATCGTCGTCTATAATAACATAATCTTCAATATCTAATTTTTGATCAACTAATTTATAATAGAGGCAATCATCTTGTTTTTCAATGAACCATTTAATCTCTTTCCCTCTATGCCTTTCCTGACTATGAGGCGTTATTCCGACAATATATTTTGTTATTTGTTTTAACTCGTTTTTAGACTTGCACGTTTCGAAATCTTCTATAGTTTCTTTTAATTGAAATCCTCTCCATGATGATGAGATAACCAATTTTGCATCCGTCTCTTTTAAAATGATTAATAATTTATCAAGTAAAGTCTGACTGACCTGTGTATACAATTTGCCCCTAATTCTTTTCCAGTGTGCATCATTGTTTAAAACACCATCTATGTCTAAAAATATCACTTTCATTAATTTTAATAAAAACTTAATTTTACCTCTTTCAAAGAGATATTGGCGGTTATTCCAACTCCATTTACCTTATCTAACTCGTTATAGCCAGTAGAGACTTGAACTTCACTATCTCTTAATTCTTCTGGTATCGTAGATAATTCATTAAATAATTCATTTACTGTCATAATTTTATAAGTTAAATTTTCAAATCTGCTGCAAAAGTACAATAATTTTTTGATATATAAAAATTTTTGAGAGAAAAAATGAGATTGGCATGCACTTTTGCCAAACCCATTCTTATTCATTCTATAAATTCGCCAAGTATTTCGTTTTTAAACTCTGGATATTTTTCTGACTGTGCTATATTTTTGTCTGTACATTTCCATTTATAAGAAACTACATCTGGATAATCTTTTTCAAAGAAGTCCCTTATCGTTTTATACTGTGTTTCATTTCTTTCTTTTGACGAAGGTGTGCAAGAAATAATTATTCGGCCGTTCTCTGTTAAACACTTCTTGAGATTTTTTAAATCTTTATCTGGATTCTCAAATTCAAATATTTCATCAATGATTACTAAATCATATCTTTTATCTACGAGAGATTTTTCATTGATTCCTGATATATGGTTTAATTCAATATATTTGAAGTATTGAGAGGCAAATGGCGCTTCATCATATCCGTAATATAAAACTCGTTTTTTATTCAAACATTCCATATAGGCAATAAGATAAAGAGCCGTTGTTACTCCGCCCTGTCTTGGTTTCTGTATACGAAGAATATTTTTCTCGTTAGTTAAATCCTTGTACAATTCGATAACGTCTTTTTGATGATAATATAAATAGGCGTCCTTACCTAACCAAGGCCTTACCTTACTAAGTAAACTTTCTGCATAGTTACATGATATTGCTGGAGTATCATTTAGAAATGAGTCAAATTCAGCAAGAACATTATTAAGTTCGAAATCGTCAAAATAACCATTTTTAATTAAGAAATTGCAGAATAGTTCAGCATGCTTTTTATATCCTTCAATGTAGCATACTTTTCCGTGTTCAATGACACCACGTCTCATGTCTTTAAATGAGAAAAGTTCTGAGGATAATTCATATCCTTCTTTTGAAATGTCAATCATAATTTTAAAAATCCCTAATTCGTGTCGGGCACAACTTTTTAATTTTTATTATTAATGAATCATAGTTGATCGCTATAATTCTTCAATTCTGCTATATTGATGTCAAGGTCAATGTCTTCAATATTATAATCCTCGCCATTAATTAAGTTATACCATGTTTCAGTTTCTGGGTTGTAATCAATAATTACTGGTGCCAATGAACCCATATATGGTGTAGCACGGACGGTATTATAGTCAATAAATTCATAAGCCTCCGACAAGGTATCATTTTTATAATCATCTAAATTTCCTTCGTATTCATTTTTGACATACTCGAAGTCATCCTCTACATATTCGAGCGCCATTAGTGAATATAGATATACTGTCTTACCATTTACATCTACCCCAATGATTGAGTTATCAAATGAAGGATCGTCATATACGATTGAGTTCTCGTATCCAGCATCTGCAATTTTCTTTCTTAATTCTTCGTTTACCATATTATTTTATTTTTTAAGTGTTTCTTTTATTTTGTCGCCTGTTTCTTCTTGGATTTTGAGTGTTTCGCTTATTGTCTTTTGGGTATTGATTATTTTGTTGCAACATTCTATGATTGCATTACATTCTTTCGTATAAGCCTCTTCAAAATCTCTAAAAGCTTCGTATAATGGATAAAAAAGTATATATGACACAAGACCTCCAAGTAGAAGACCTATAATCACTGCTATTAAAATTTCATACCACGAAATATTCATGCGGTACCTACTTTTTTTGTTAATTATTATTTTTTTTTATTTTGCATAAATATATTATGAACTTTTTAGAATATTAAACTATTTATATACAGACAACTGAAATATTATGTATCTAACAACTAAAATATTACAGACAGAGCAAAGGCATGAGGTTGATTTATCAATCCTCAGAAATCTTTGTTATCATTCTGCAAGACTTTATAATGTTGGATTATATTCTGTTCGTCAACACTATTTTAATACACAGTCTTATTTGTCTTATTATTCAAACTACAATAATTGTAAAACAAATGAAAACTACACAATCCTTTTAACAGACACTTCTCAGCAGATACTACGACTTGTTGATAGAGATATGCAGTCTTTCTTTAAGATGATAACTCTTAAAAAGTCTGGTAAGTATTCTAATGCAGTCAGACTTCCAAAATACAAGAAATCGGAAGAACTATCCGTATTTGCGATACAGGGCAGAAGTTGCCGTATCCAAAAGGATTGCCGTGTAGCAATTGGGCTTACCAAAGAATTCCGCGAAAAATACGGTATTACAGATAGAAGAATCTTATTTACAATTCCAAAAAACATTCGAAATGTAACGGAATTTAAGGAAATAAGAATAATTCCACAGTACAATGGTAAACAATTCAGCATTGAGTTTATATATGAATCAAACAAGCAAACACAAAAGGCATCTGGTGATGGATATATGTCTATTGATTTAGGAATAGACAACCTTGCTGCGTGTACAATCTTTTCTAATAGTGACGTTCAACAATTTCTTATTGATGGACGAAGACTAAAAAACATCAATCACTATTACAATAAGAAAGTTGCACAACTCAAGTCAGAATATTCCAAGAATAAGGACATAAAATCAGATAGCACAAAACGAATGCTTCGTTTGGTGAATGGTAGAACAAACCGTATCAATGATTACTTTAACAAAACAGTAAAATTGTTAGTAAACAGGTGTATTGAAAACAATGTTACAACTTTGGTTATTGGTTATAACAAGTGTCAAAAACAAAAGATTAACATCGGTAAAGTTAACAATCAGAATATGGTTATGATACCATTACATAAATTACGACAGAAGTTACAATACCAATGTGAATTACACGGTATTAACTATTGTCCGCAGGAAGAAAGTTATACATCAAAAGCAAGTTGCCTTGATGATGACTTTATACCAACATATGGAGATGCTGTATCCACCGAATTTAGCGGAAAACGAATACATCGCGGCCTTTACAAATCTTCTGTCGGAAGTTTGCTCAATGCTGATATTAACGGTAGTGTCAATATTCTAAAAAAGTATTTCAAAGAACGTGAATCAAATGTCTTGACGACAGATGATGTAAGAGTACTCGTAAACGTACCTTGTCAAAAACTTTCTGTCTTTGCTAAAGCACCTAAATCTTTAGTTTAGGCGTAGTTTACACCAAGTCATATGTGTGTATCATTATGGCCAAAGCCTGGCTCTGACACGTCGTTATTTGTTTTTTCTGTACCGAAGAAAGATATTATAATCTTATTTCTTTAAGTTTACCTCCCTTTGTTTCAATAGTATATGGATGATCTATTGAGCGCTTTGACGGCTCGTCATTATAACAATCCCAATCAGAGATGAAAACTTTTGTGTTCTCTGGGAATTGTTGTAAATATTCAATTAATTTCTTGACTGTATGTAAATTCTTTGCTTCTTCCATAATTACCTCCAATCAAAATGACAATCTTCACACTCATATCTATCGGTCATCATGCCAGCGTGACAATGTACGTTCTTTGATCCGCAATGAGGGCAGACATAAGGATTTGGTGACGATATGGGTTGAACACCTTCAAATGCATAATTGTGTGTGTGAATATTAATCTTATGCTCCTTACGATATGCTTGTTCTGTAAGATAGTTGATCTTTGTTGATTCTGGTATATTGGCATCGGCAACCAACGAATTTATGTGACCGTTAGATAGTTTGTATAACGGAACCCATACTCGGTTTTCATCTTGATCAAATGTACCGCGAAGTATGAATTTACGTTGAACTTCCCAAGGCTCATCATTGAAAACACAACGATTTTTCATTGGATGTTCTTTACTATCAGACAAATGGCAATAGTCGTTTCCGCCATCTACCATATATCTTATTCCATTTTCATCAATATAGTTAACAGAATCATGAGTATAACGAGACCATAGGATTGTTCCATCTGGTGTTTCCCACATGTTTGCTATCATTGTTTTCTCTTCCATAACACAAATATACTATTTATTTTTCAAATATTCTTTAACCTGATTTTGAATTTCTTGGTTGAAAAATTCTTTCTGTTCTGCAATCCACTTCAGATAATCCGCGTTTTCAGCATACACCTCATCAATTGTTTTGCCACGATATTTACCGAAGTTAAAAACAATTGGTTCTTTTTGTTTATCTTTTTTCTCTGCTATTACTTCAGATTCTGGTGATGTAACTTCTTCTACAACTGGCTTTCCAACAATACTTACTGATGGAATTTTAGGGAATACTATCGGTACACTAGCAAACTCCATAATGATTTCCTTTCTGCTTGCGTTATAATCAGCAATATGAAGAAGTTTCTCGGCATCGCTAGTTGGCTTTCTCTCTCCATCTTTTACCCCCCATATGCCCATGTGTGTAGAAACAGCATCGGCCATGTATTGGGCTTCTTCTTTTGAGAGAAGTTCTGGGTGTTCAGCCTGTGTTGCTAATATCAAATCATATCCAGCCCTTGCGTGCTTCTGAATGTAACCACCAGTCGCTGTATGCTTTCTAATATCGTGGAGAATTGCAGCAACATAAAGCAATTCTCCTTGTCGCTCGTTTACATCAAATAGTTCTGTACGACAAAGTTCTTTTGCCCAGTAAGCAACAGCACGTGTGTGACGCATAAGGCCACCATCGCCGAGTGCGTACTTTGGGTGGTATTTACCGCTTGTAGATGCTGGATCGTGGTAGAACCAATCTCCAGTACCCTCTAAAATTATTGTTAAAAACTTCTTTAAGTTTTCGTCTTTTATTTCGCTAAGTTCAAATGCGAAACATGAAATTTTCTCTTCGTTTGTCATATATTTTATTATTTAATTACCAATGTGAATCTGCAATCATTATATTTACGTCGTCTGGTAGTGATTTGATTTTCTCAATATATTCACTGAGAAGATAGCAATCTAAATCAATGTTTTCTAAGTTAGTATCGGCTTCTCGTACATCTAGAATGTAATGTCCTCGATAGCCTCGTTCATCATCGCCGTACTGATTATACCATTTAATATATCTTGTTGTAAGATCGTTATCAACATATTCTTGTTTCGTAATGTTTGTTTTCTCAAGTTTAACCCAATCGCAGCCTCCAATACTGGTAAAACTCCCCCATTTATAGAAAGCCGACATTTCATCCATTCCGTTTCTAACGTCTTCAAAATACCCTGGATTCTCTTTTTCAAAGAGGTAATCATATACCTTATCGTATTGTTCTTCGGTTCCTATTATTGTTATTCTACAATGTGCCATATATTAAAACTATAATAATTCTTTAGTGTTTAAATTATTTAAAAACCCAATACCCATATACACACCTATCAGAACCTGGATCAAATGTGTCATTTACAACACCATCAATAACGGTAGTTAAATGGTGCCCCATCTGACACACAAGTTTACCTTTTGATGGAAGTTCTCCTTCTCTTAGGTGTGTTGTGCATCCAGTACCAATACCCATTGTCGGATGCCATTCTCCACCTAAATTTTTGAGGGCTACTTTTGAATATTTCTTTTTTACGCCATTTCGCGGCGTTTCTCCAGTCAACTCCTTTAGGTAGTTATAAACTTCCTTGTAATCTTTTCCTGTTACAATCGCAATAGCCCTTGCAACACAATCTCGAACATCTTTAGCCTTGTAGTATTGCGAACGGCCTCCGTCGTTATAGTTAAATGGTAATGGTTTATTCATTATGCTAAATATTTAGATACTACTTGTGCAACTAATTTACCATCTGCTGATGGAAGCGCCCCCTTGATAGCCTTGATAATTACTCCCATGTTCTTTTTAACTGGTTCAACTCCATCTTGTCCAATTACATCGTTGAAACACTTCAAAATATCTTCCTCTGTTGCTTCTTCTGGCAAAAACTCTTTGATAATTGTGATTTGATCTGCTTCTGCATATGCCAAATCATCTCGTTTAGCAGCAAAATACTGTTCCATCGATTCCTGGCGTTGTTTAACCATTTTCTTTAGGACATTAATCTCATCAGTCTCTGTCATCTCTTTACCAGCATTCTCTTTTGCTGTTTGCCAATTCATAAATGCGGTTTTAATTGCACGATATGTTTCTGTTCGTACAGAATTATGGGCCTTCATGGACTCCATAATCAAGTTATTTAAAATGTCTTTAATCATAATATTATAAATTTTCTTTAAAAATTTTCATATAATCAATAGTCGGATCAAAATTACTATCATAGAACTTATCTATTACCTTCTGGCAGGCTTCAATAGCAACTTTCTTTTCGTGCTCTACACCAGCACAGAAACCACTCTCTTTGTAGTCTTCTTTTCCAATCTCTTTCAAATCACCAGATTCGGCTTTCAATCGTTTAGCAACCAATTCGTGATCAGCAATATCAAATGCATCGAATATATCGCAATTTGCTACTTCAAGCCAACATCCATCTTCTGCATGAAATTTCCAACAATCCTTTTCCTTGTAGTACGGATCCTTGTCGAATTCCCAATCTTGCTCTAATTGCTCACGAGTTAACTCATAGTGAAAATCAGCAAGATACTTCTTAATGTATTTCTCTGTTAATTTCATATATTAATTCCTTTATAATAACGTTATTTCGTTGTGATAAAATGGAACGTCACAGCCCATATACATGGATTTACCAAATATGTTCATGATATCCCATAAAGAACTTTTATAAGTGTCACCAGATTTGAACTTGTTTTGTCCAAATAATGTTTTAATTTGATCTTCTGATAAGAGGCGAATAGTCTCGTCATTTTTTATATGGTCGTTTACTACTTTGGCACCTGTTTCAGTTAGGACAACCCGTGCGAGTCTATTAACATTAATAGATTCTTCGTTGTCAATACTCTTAAGTGTTACTTTTCCAACCCCGTCTTTGTCCCAGTTACTAAACAAATCCTCCAAGAACAATTCTGGGTTAATACCTTCTTTGTATTCGCCCCAAAGTTCGTCGTCTAGTTCAATTTCAATGTTTACTTTCATTTTGTTAAATTTTAAAATCCGCTACAAAGATACAATAATTTTCTGATATATAAAAATTTTGGAGAATAAAAATTACTTTATGAGTGGAGAATCGTAAATATTTACCTTATTAAACATCTCTTTAAACTCTTTTTCTCTATCCATTTCATCGCAGTGTGTTAATTCAACCTCGAACTTAACGGCTCTACTGTTGTTGATGATTCTTTCTTTCAGTTCGTCTATATCTAATAACCCAAATCTAAAATTGCCCTGGAATTCATTGTAGTGGTTAGTTCTATCTTCCTGAACGCCAGTTGATATGAGTTTTCTGTCTGATGCTTTAGATATATTCCCATCTCCATGGCGAGTTAAGTATGGCCGTGTTACATAATGTGCTGTTACGTCAATTTGGTTATCAGAACCATCCTGTAGTTTTCTTAACATGTATAATGCGTAATTTATGCCAGTATCTGATGGGGTTGTGTCTGGCCTGTCTTCCCCTGTATCACACAACAACAATCCTTGGCCATTCTCGAATATTAGATTATCGTGATTAAGTTCAGACAAATCGGAGACAATGGTGTGCTCGGCCATAAACTTACAGTCATTGATAAAATGCTCTTGCAACATAGGCGAATCCCAGATACTTAAAAAATCGGATGGTATGTTTATGCGTTTCTCATAATATGATTTAACACGATTTAAATACGATATTTGATCTGGTGTGTTTATAAAGTCATCAAAAAATAACTCATTAAAATTTCTCCACCTTTGAATTGTGTTCCAGATACCCATACCGCATGACGCGTGTCTTCCTTGCTGATGCTCTGTAATCATATTAGCCATTGAATCATATGGTGTAGACCATCTGCAATACTTGTCCCTATATATGTGTTTTGGTTTGATTATCAACTCGTTATATTCTTTTACAAATTGCATCGGGTTAAGAATGAAGAAACGAGAGTAATAACTATCAGCGCCATGATATGTTCCAGAACCAAAGTGCTGAAAAGTCATACTCCCATCCTCGGTCAAAATGGAGTGCCCTCTTTGAGCACCCCCATTTGTCAGAACATTAAGGACACTTCCTTTGCTGTTCTTAGTGTAGTGCGCAACTACGGTTCCTTTACCTTCATCACCGTAGTTGGCACCTATTACAATCTTTGCATTTCTCATTACCAAGAGATTTCTCCGCTTTCGTCCAAAATAATACCAGTTAGCGATGCTTCGCCAGGATTACCTTGAATTGATTCGGAAATACAACTTTCAATAGTTGGAGCAAGTTGGTTTATAGTAGATACTTTGTATCTATCACCGAGCAATTGCCCAAAACTATCCTCAATGTCTTTCTTATAGTGGCGATACATGTCATCATGATCGTCTACTGCGATATGGAAGATGTCAAACTTTTCACGCGCTTCCGCATACAACTTATCTGTTTTTATATCGTCTTGCTCGTGAACGTTGGCAAATTCGTTAAGTTCACTTCTACGAAGTACTGGATTAAGAGGCTCATCACCCATTGTGATAATAATACCCTTACGGCCTTGCTTATCAAAACAGTCGAGTTTTGTTTTCTTAAGCCCTACATACCATGCGGCAGTATAACTTTCATAGCGGTTTCCTCCACCACCATGCTCCATATAGATCTTATCGAGGGCTTCTGCAATGCGAACGTCACTCTCGAATTGGCTCATTTGAATTGGGGCACGATCGCACTCTAAATCACCGATACCCATTACGCAAAATTCAATGTCTTTGTACTTCTCGTAAAGGCTGGTGATGATTACGTTCAGTGCTTCGGCCGTCTCTCTACAAGCCTCCCCCATAGAACCAGTTACATCTAATGCGAGAATAACTGGAATAGTATTAGGATGCTCTTCACTGTTTACACACTCGCGGACCTCAAACTTACTTGGGTCAAGAGACTCGTCTAGTCTCCTGGTTGTAAATTCGTGGCCGCTTACTCGGCCAGTGTTTACGTCGTAATCCCGACCGAGTGATTTGCTATAACAACAATAACTAGTTGTTGACCATGAACCTGCTCCCATAATTAAGCCTCCTTACCTTCTTCTGCGTCAGTTTCTTCTGCCTCTGGAAGTGCTACGTCGAACATACCGTCAAACATGCCTTCAAAAGGATTGGTGCTCTTGCCACCCATAAGCATTGACATAGCCATCATCTGACCGAAGCCTCCGAGATTACCATTATTCGTTCCATTACCGAGGCCAAACATCTGTGACATCATCATCATCTTCATGACATTACCAAGACCCTTGCCGTTCTTGAAAGTATTTCCGAACATGGAAACAATCTTGCCATAGAAGTATGTGCTGCCCATAAATACGTGACGCTCAGGAACGATGGTCTCAACAGTGCTGCTATCATAATTAACAACTGTGATAGTGTCCTTCTCAACATTTGTTACGCATTTTGGCTTACCACCAACGAGAAGAATATCGCCAACCTCTGCCTTTGTTGTCGGAATAACGAAGAACAACTCGTCGCCGAGATTAAAACAGAAATTAGTTACATTAGTCAATTTCTTAGACTTAACATCATAGGTCTTAAAACCGTTGTTAGTCTTTACGGCAATGTTGCCATTTACTGTAAGACGGCACATACCTGGCTGAATCTTACCAAACATCCCATTAAGGGTTCCTTGCATACTTTCAAACATAATTCAAATTATTTTTAAAATATTTATTATTTATTAAACTTTTCCAGTTTCTCAATGAATTCTTTTGGATTAACACCTGCTAATATAGTGTTTTTCCCATCGTACATCCATGCAACTGCGTGCCTATTTGCATCATCCACACAGAACGGTGAATTATAGCCATACGACCATGGAAATTGACAATCGGCATCAAATATAACTGTCAATATTTCAATCTCATGCTTTTTTGATACTATTTTCAAACCATCAACATCCTTAACTTCGTCAATTACATCGTCATAAGGAATGCCAGCGTTACAATCGAGCGGTGCATCATTCCAATCGTCACCCCATTGTTGATCAAGTGGTAGCGGAGTGAAATATGCCTTATAGTGCCCATGTTCAAACTCTGGGTTTGGATACTCTTTCATAATCATCCTATCCCAATATGGATTATCATACACTGGATTGTATGATAGACTATGCCCTTCCGCTGTTTCCTTTTTACGATATTCCTCAAACTCCTTGTGCCATTTCTTATATTCCTCGCTTTCAACTAGTTTCTTCGTATCATCGTCCCAGTCGCTATATGTTTCTGAAACCGTGTCAATATAACACAACTTATAGTTGGAATAATCGTTATTATATATGTCGTCTTTTGTGATATTTTTATACATGTTATTGAACGTGTAAATTTTTTAACAAATCTTCAATGCTGTTTTCTGGCTCAATTACCCATTGTTTCATACCATAGTGAGGAATAAACCATTGTAGTTCGACGATACAATGTTTTTCATTTGCGTACTGCCATGCCTCCCACACTTCGTTTTCGACTGGGTGTCTTTCTTCTTTAAGTCTTAATGTTCTTACTTCAATTAAATTCATATGGATATATCTTTGATCATTACAAATATACAAAAATTATTTTTCATGTATCAACAATCTTGTATGTAAACATTGAATATTATATCCTCCAGCAAAAATTGTTTCAATTCTTGCAGTTCTATTCTCGCCAACAATAATACCATTTACATTACCGTCAGCGCCGAGGTATAAAGTTGTGCTAATGATTTTGCCAAACTCTGTTTTCAGTCTCTCTGCCATAAGACTGGACTCGGCGAGTTTCCAATGCTCTACATCAGATTTGATTTGTTCGTCAGTTCTCGGATATGTTTTTGGTTTTACACGATCTGCCTCTTTGCGTTTTGCCTTGTACTCGTCACGATTTCCAGGTTTTCAAGTATTCCACAAGTTACAGCACTCCCTATCAAGTTTATAATACTCATCCCAGCGTTTCTTTAACTTGATATTATATTCAATCATATATTGATATTGTCTCTCACCGCATTGTTCAATAAACTCCTTTAATTGAGGAACTTGTTCGAATAATTCCTCAACGCTGCGTTTCTTATTGTTTTCTCCATCAATGGCGTCAGAATACTTCTTAATAAGGGATTTAGTATCCTTTATTTCCTCGCGCTTATTAGCCATTGCTTCTGCTACGTCATTTGCGTCGCGCATTGCTTGTTCTAATTGGCTGTCCCTTTGTGGAAGGGTAGCAATATATCTAGTAGCCTCTCTGTTATAAACAAATATCGGGGAATAACTTTTGTTAAACTCTCTTTGTATTTCGCTTTCTAGTTTTTGTTCATCACTCCAGTTATATCTATTCTCCAGATCAAATTCTACAAATATGTTCACTGGCATAATGTCAACCAAGTAAGATTTTGCATATTTATTAAAAATCTTTCTCAGTTTAGCATCATACTTAGCCAAAGTGTTCTCTAGTTTTGCAAGTTTTGCTTGACTCTTTTCCAGTCGTTCTTGTGTTACTTTCTCGTTCATATAGTTACTTGTTTTTTAAATTCTGCTGCAAAGATACTATATTTTCTCTATATATAAAAATTTTAGGGAATAAAAAACGTTTTTTTGCCATTCTACAGGTATTTATAGTATAAATTACGAATAATATGAAAATAAGTGAGAAACAATTAAGGAGTATAATTAGGGAAAGTTTAAATAATTTTCTTTTAGAACATGATCCAGATGAAATAGAATATGATGACGATGTTCCATCGGTATCAAGTTTAGTAACATTCTACTTTGATCCAAAAACTTTTTATATAGTATCTTTAGAAAAAGGCTGGCAAAGCGAGTATGCGAATAAACACCCAGAATTAGGTGTTTGTACGATAGGCTCTACCGATTTTCCAAATGCTAAAAGTGAATATCATTCTGGAGATTATTGGAGCGAACCATATACAAATAAAGACCCTGGTGAACCTGGTGAAAATTTTGAAATAGAAGATTTCTCAATGCCAGAACAATATGGAGATGAAAATTTTGAGGAATGGGTAAATAAATTCATTGAAATTAACCAAGATGACATTTTATCTCAACTACGGGAATGCGCTGATTTTGATTAAAATAACCACCCAATTGGGTGGTTATTCATTTCTTAAACATTGAAACCAATTTTCTTCTTTTCTTGTTCCTCACTTCCGTTATCTTTCTCAAAGTTAAAGATATCAGCAACTGTCATTGGCTTGTCGGTTTCGTGGTCAATCTTCAGTGCCTTAAATAGAGCATTTGCCTTCTCAACACAGAGTTCTTTGAACTCATAGCGATAGATAAGACGGCCCTTTCTGAGTAATGCGCTATCAACCTTTCTAATGTCTTCGTTAAATGTTGCAATAATCTTAATGTTGAATACATCAGATAAGAGTCCATCGCACATATTCAAAATGTTAGAGATACCTGTTGATTGGTTACCCTGGTTTCGTGCGGCTACAATATTCTCGCAGTCTTCAATTACAAGTACACATCCCTTAATCTCTGTCAAGAACGCGATAAATCCTGGATCTGTAAGTGCTGATGCCATCTCCTTTGTAAGGTAAACGAATCTTCGGCCAGTATTATTGATCAAATGACGAATATATGTCGTTTTACCAGTTCCCTTTACACCGTTAAGAATTACAAGACCGCTTGTATCTTCCTCTTCAATAAACTCCTTAATCGTCTTATCGGCCTTTTTGAAGTCGTCATTGTAATGTTTGTCAATACTAACCTTGACTTGCTTGATGTCTGAATCCATCAATGTATATCCACCACCTGGTTTTGTAAGAATAAGGGAAATTTGTTTGCGTTGCTCTGGCGGAGCCGTTTTTGTAATACTCTTGATGTACATCTTGTACAAATCAGCACCGTTATCTTCGTCTTCACAGTAAACAATAAGACCTGTATCGCTTGAAGTGTCCACATAACCAATGGTTTTTTGTTCTTCCAGCACTACGGTTAGATATATGCTGAATAAATTAAGACTCTCATCGCAGTGTTTGTTGAGGTTTAACTGTACGTTTGGATATTTCTCTTTTACCAACTTAATGAACTTGTCAAGATTGAGACTGACGGTATAGTCATTATATTTCTTCTCAAACTTTTCGGAGAACGAGGTGAAGTTTAGTTTGTTCGGGAAACTACCAAACATATATACATACAGTTTGAGAGGGTTAATTCCCTCGGCATCTGCATATGTGGTAATGTCATTTACGTTGATCAACTTATTCACCCCATCATAAACACTTGATGATACTTTTTGTTTTCTTTCTACTCTCATAAATTTAAATTGATTTTAATTAATAGCACTCCAAATATACACTTTTTTATTCGTTTAAATGTATTTATAGATGAAATAATGACAAAAAATGAGTGAATTATTAGATATCTTAACATTGGATAGATACAAACTAATTGCGTTTGTATTGGAATACCTCGTTATATTTGCCGCAATATGTGCTGACTTGTCTGCTGGATTACGTAAAGCAAAGAGAGACGGAAAGGTTAGAACAAGTTTTGGATTTAGAAAAACACTTGAGAAAATTAACCAATACTATAGCGTGGCTTTATTCCTATCAATTCTAGATGTGCTACAAATGTATCTTGTTGGTGGACTGATAAATCAACTTGAGTGGAAACTTTTTGCATTCCCAGTAGTAACATTCGTGGCTACAATATATATATGTATTATAGAATATAAGAGTATAAAAGAAAAACGAGACGTCAAAGAAAACGCTAGAATAGAAGAGGTAACGAGACTATTATCTTCTATATTGAAGGATGAAAAGAATGTTACGGCAGTTGAAAATCTGATTAGTACCCTAAAAAAGATCAAAGACGTTAATGAGGAATAAAAAAACCGTGGGCTAAACACTCACGGTTTTTCTTTCCAAATAAAAACAATACCCAATCATTAAAACAACAAATAAGCCTATTGGTAAATCTAATATAGGGTCGGCATATGGGTCTAATGGAAAGTGTTGCCCATGCGATTCAAACCATTGTCTTGCATATGGCTCATATTCTGGATAAACACTTAAGAATTGTTCCCAAAAATCCTCATCGACATATCCTGGCCAATCTGGATCATATCCAAAACCTAAAATACCATTCATTCTGGCATAATCCTCTAAATCTTCCAGCCAATTTCCACTAAATGGTCTTTCTGGGCTTCTTCTCGGACCAGTTAAATTTGAACCCTGTGGCGTATATTCACTAATAGGGATATACGATGTGTTATATTGAATTTTAATACTATAATAATTCACATTTCTAAACTGATTGTTCGATTGATTAAAGTTTGTAGTGATTTGAGGAGTCTGCATTTGGAATAAATTACCATAGTTAGTAGTATAGCCTATTCTCCTCGCCTGTCTCGAAGTCTCGTAAATTTGTGCATTACACGTAAATGTAAAAACACATAATAATATATGTAAAATTAATATCTTTTTCATCTTAATTTTTTGATCAATTTATAAATACATATTAAAAAGTAAATATACAAAAATATCTAATTTTTTTCACCAAATATATATGCAACAACCATTGATATAGCCAAAACGGTAATTGGTAATATCCATATTTCTTGAAATTCCATACTTATTTTATTTTTTTACCCAATATGTTAAATATACAATTATTTCTGTTAATGTAAATATCTTTACCATCAGAAAATTTATATATACCATTCGTTGGTAACACATATAGGCCAGTTGCTACATTATTGTGTTTTCTTTTTGCTTGTAAAATGAAATTTCCAGTTTCAATATCAACAGTTTCTCCATGAATTAAATCATACCATGAGCCATTATGATTGGCGTATATATACTCAAATTTATTCGTATTAACCTTTTCATCTAAATATAAAATACCATTAGGTGACGTTACTTGCACACCGTGTTCAATGATTGAATCATTAATTGCCGAATATAACAAATTATATCCTCCAATTGACTGATATATCGGGTATCTAGATTCTAAATCATCACCTGGTTCGTATTCTTCAGTAAATTTATTAGAAATAAAACACCCAGTTTTCCAATTATCAACTTTAACGCGAAGGAATAATTCATCATCCTCTTGTTCTTGATAACTTCTCGCTATCATTTTGTTAATTCTTTTTGCATTATTTAAACAAATTGTTTGTGTATTTTCATTTTCTCCACCAATTTGCACGAAAAATGCTGTAAACGGCCTCAGTTCATAACTATCCAATAATACAGACTTATATCCTCCAGCCGCTTCGTCTATAGCATCCTTACTTGGAATGACTGCATATCTTAAATTTTTAATTTCTGACCCCGCTTTATATACCCATCTACCATTCCATTGATTTCCAGTACTGTCTTTTACCAATTCACCGACTTTTATTGGTGTTGAAAAATCGGTATCATAATATGACATATACGGATTTCCGATTAAATTCCATCCCTTGTGATTTGGAGTAACGTCTCTTTGTGCTCCCCATGAGTGCAGATCGGTAATTTTTTTATTATGAGATTCGCCAACTATGGAATCTATTGGTATTTCAATTCTAAATTCTTTTCTCTTATGTTTGTCATCTAGGCCTAAAATAAATCCTTGACCAGGAATAAACTCTTTGCCTATAGATGCTAATTTCCAGCCATCTTTTTTATTTATTGCTCTATCGTTTCCATCATAATATCCAATAGTGAAATCTTCGCCGTATTTTGGTGTTTTCCCGTTTATAAACTTAACGTCACTTGCTTTAAATATGCTTGGTATAGAAACATATTGCCAATCGTCTGGAGTAATATATAAATCGAAGTATAGTTTATTTAAATGTAATTCTCCTCCACCCATGTATATTGAAGACACTGAGTCATTATTTCTTCTAAATGCAAGTGATTTTAATGTGTATTCAGTCCCACTTGGTACATTAAGTCTAGCCCCCTCATATAATTTTAAATCCCTGTTTTCTGAAAGTATTCCGTCAACTGTAAGTTTTTTACCTGCAAGAACCACAACGTCACATTCGTCGCAATCTCTTTTGTTAAAGAATTTGGCTGTAGTTGTAGTCGTATTTTCTGTAATCATAATTGGTATCTTATATGTCTCTTCCAATTCATTATTTGTACCTTCTTCTTTAACAATAATTTTTAAATTAGTACAAGACAATGTGTCTAACTGTGGTATATTAATTTGATAATACCCGTCAACAATACTAGCAGAAATTGGGATTGATTTTATTACATCGAATTCGATATAATGTTCTGAATAATCATAATGGCCAGCATATGCAAAACCAGTACATGTACTATCAATTAAGTCTTGACCACCAGAAGCACCAGCGCCAATTCTATATCCACTCCACTCTTCTGATAAGGTCTTAAACGCATGAGGCATTACTGCACAGTTATTGTCAGAAGTATAGTTTAATGTATCACTATTAATTATATTTGTTGCAACGGCATGGGCGCCACTCTTAACTGTATTTTTTCTAACTAATAAACATCTATTGGTTGATAACGGATAATTATTTTCTATGTTTTTAGTTTTTAAATTATCACCATCTAACACCCAGAAACTAGCCTGGTCATTCCATTTTATATCATCTATTTTTAAATATGCTCCTGAATTAACACCACAGTCTTTGTGAATTTTTGCCAATCTATCGAAAACCGAAAGGCCTGGATTTATGTAATATGCTCCGATAATATCAATCATTGCCGTATCACCAACACCTTGAATCTTATATAATGCGACAGATGTTCTTCCTCCGAAAGATAGTGCAGATTCAAAACCAGTAGGAGATTCGCCTCCACCTTTTGTAAATGTATACCAATCCTCATGCCCATCAATTTCTGTTGCACAACTTTCCGCTGAATTTGTATCATCGTATACGCCAAATATCAATTCTTCTTGAGGATAAATCCAACCAGTTTCATGTCGGCCAAAATCATTAAGAAACAGCCTTCCTCCATTTGCACAACTTTGAATGAAGTAACCAGTCAAATCAATTTTTGATTTTGTACCATTATATATAGCCAACATTTTATTTTCACCGCCAGCCTCAAAATATTTACTAAAGAATAAGCCTTCGGCCACATTTTCTTGAACATCAGCCTGTGTATTTTGATCTTCTAATACAGCACTTACTGCGCTGAAATTTTCAATATCTACCTTAATATAATCTGGGTTCCATTCAACAACTTGGATGTCTGGGACAATTTTTTCTTTAAATAGAACGCCAATAAAACAATCTTCCGTTATACCACTTACAACATGAGTTGTTTGATTTACACTGCCCACTGTTTGAAACGATGCATTTACACATATAATACCGTCTATTTCGTATCCATCAGATGGTTCAATATCCGAAACAATTACTTCTCCACCGTCACCATCTCCACAAACAGTTGTTTTACTTAAATTGAAATCACCATTTTCACCAGGTATTTTTGTAACAGTAACTTCGCTGGTACAAGCCTCGTGCCCAACACATAAGCTTTCTATACCAATTTGATTAGCCGAACTAAAAGTAAATTTTACAGCATTTGTGTTTATATCAAAATTATCATAAGATAATCTAAAATTGTCAGATGTTACATTAGTTGATGTATATGTAGAGCCGCCATCTGTCGAATAATGTAATGTAATAGTTTGTGCTTTATTACTCCATTGCCTACATATTAAGTTTATTGAAGATATTTTCCCGCCATTTCTTGCAAGAACTTCAATATCAGAACCCTTTGTAACAGGTATATCGGTAATGGTTTGTGTCTGTCTATTTGCTGATGATAATATTATACTATCATTTGTGTATATTAATATCTTTTCTCCATATCCAGTACCCCAACTACTGAAATCGTCAATTAGACTAAAATCATAGGAATCACCATCGCAGTTAATATTTTCCAACCATTGTGCATATAAGGTTATATTTGAAGTCGGCTTGTATGAGTTTCCTCCACCGCCAATTCTATTACCACCTGACTGAGCATCGAACCATCCAGTAAATGTATATCCGTCTTGCGTTGGTGTTGGCAGAGTTACTGATTCATTACATGATTGCTGAGCATTACTTTGTGGGCTTACATTACCACCATTTGCATTATACGTTACAGTATATGTAGGAATTGCTTCAAAGTTAATTGTTATAGTTGTGTTTGCACTAGGAGTTACAGTAAAATTATTACCACTTTGTGATACCGTCGCCGAGTTTGCTGGGGAAACTGTGTATGCTGGAGAAGCATATGTATAACACGTATTTGGTGAAGCAGTAATTACATTACCATCCTTTGATACTGTACCATAAGAATTGTTATTTGATTGTTCTGCGATTGTGTAAGATTGCCCGCCAGAATATGTTACGACACATTGCGTTATACGGGCTTGTGACGTACATTTGAAAGACCATGAAGTGGTATTGAGATTTGTGTATGATGTACTCATGCCACCATTATATGAACCACTGAATGAGAAACTAATATCAGTTATAGTATTTGTTGATAAAATTGTAATAGTTCCATTTTTATAGCATCTGAATTGAGTTGTCCCATAACCCTTATTACATGAGAATGTTACCGTATTGACAGTCGCACTTATTTCGGAACCAGTCCCGCTAGTTCCTTGATCAGTAAAGTTCGATGGAAGAAATGTTGCGGTGGCGCCAAACACTCCAATACTCATTAAGAGGAATGATAAGAAGAGAAGAATTTTTTTCATATTATTTACGGTTTTTATCTATATTATAAATATAGATATACAATAAAGAAAATGCACTTATCAAAAAGATAAGTGCTAAAAAAGATAATAAAATATGAAAAAATCAAACACCTGTACTTCCAAATCCTCCTTCTCCCCTATCAGAATCGGACAATTCGTCTGTTTCCACTAGTTTAATTTTTGGGTATGGCAAAATTATTAATTGTGCTACACGATCACCTACGTTATATTCTTCTTTGTATTTGCAGTTTACTTTTCTTCCAGTAGCATAGTAATCTATAACTTCATTAAATTTCAAAATAATTTCGCCGCGATACGCGCTGTCAATAACCCCAACACAGTTGCAAAGTGACAAATTATATTTACTCACCGAACTTCTTGGAAATAGGAATCCAGCATAGCCTTCTGGTATTTCTATTGCAAGCCCAGTATGATATACGATGTTCCCATATTCGTCAACTTCTTTTGACACGGCGGTTAAATCAAGGCCCGCATCAGTGTCGTGTGCATATTGCGGAACTACCGCATTTTCTACTAATTTTTTAATTTTTACTTCCATTCTCTTCTAATATATTTCCTAAACTAATTACAAAATACATTTCTCCTGGTACAGCGCCCCACTCTTGTTTGCCTGTTCCAATGTGTATACCATTACATTCCACTAACATAGATACTTTTCCTCCTTGTCCTCTATGAAAACGAACGGCGTCATAATGCTTCCATTTGATATAATGGCACTCGAAACACGGTTTGTACCATTGATAATAATCAACACATCCTTTGTAACATCCGCCTATTGAATCTAAATCCACGAGTCGCTTCCAATAAAATTCCTTTATCTGACGGTACTCCTCTTTCTTTTCACCAGAGGCTATCATGTCATACCAGTGATATGTTAGTGATAAATCTAGTATTTTCATTATTTTACTCTATAATAATATTCACCTTTTTTCTCGTCCTCAATCCATTGTCTAATCCTATCTGGCTCAAATTCTGTTACGTAATCTCGCCCAAATTTCGTCATTCGGCTTTTCTTTTGATTTACCTCTTCAATCAAACCTTCGATAGTCTTATTTTTGTTAACCACTTCATCGTAAACCTGCAAGAATGGTGTCCTGAAACGCCTTTTTACTTCATTCTCTGCAATTTTCTTGACCTTCTCTTGTGCTTCTGCAATCTTTTGTTGCTTCAATTCCTCTTGTTTTTGTTCATCGGTCTTAATTTCCTTCGAACCAATTGTTTTTACTTCACTCATATTACTATTTATTTTTTATAAAATGTGTTATTATTTCCTTGTTTACTCCAAGTTGAATATATTCATTATTATCTTCCTCTCCAAAATACCCAACATTTGGGTGTATCCATATTACATTTCTACCGTTGTAGTATTGTAGTACATTACTTAAATACTGTTTTTTAAATTTATATTTATAAAATATCTTGCACAGGTAATTTAGGGTGTTTATTTCGTCTTCTCTATTAGTGTATGATTTAATCTGAATTGCAATAAAATTATAAAGATAATTGGGATCTCTATTTGTGTTTCCAAATATATGTTTTGGTATGTTTACACAGTCTAACCATTCTTGAAAATAAGTCTTGCGTATAATATTATTATCTTTAAATATAAATCCAATTATATCGTCGTCAGCAGTTAGTATTATTTTTTTTCTTGCTTCTTCAATCTTATTATTGTCAAAACTATAGATTTGTTTTAATAGATTTCTCGGTATAATAACCGAATTTCCTCTGACATATTTGTAGTGTATATCAACCCTATCCCCTAATAGTGTGTTTTTACAGTACAACTCGCCGCCTAATATGTTATTATTGCCTATCCAAACATTTTTAATAACTTCATTTAGTAAAACGATGTTACAAAATGTAGAAGTGTTGGCCCTATACACAACATCAAAATCCATCATTTTATCCGCATATTCAAACATCTTTTGGGTTTTAATGTATGTGGCGTAAAATGATTCTGGAATTCCTATATTAAAATAAAATAGCCGTTTTTCTTCGTCATATCCATCTTCTGGCCCAGATGTATAACCATAAAATTCAAAATTATCTAGATGGTTCTTCTCTTTTATTTTTTGGTAATGCTTCATCAAAATATCATACTCTTTCATGATAATTGGATTATCATATACCATTATAAGAAACAATACTTTAAGCATTATGTGTTGCTAATTTTTCATCTATTTTATTTATTAAATCTCCAACTGTTTTTGTTTTTACGATCTCATCATCTGTGAACGTTATTCCGCATTCTTTTTCGCAAATCATAAATGCTTCAACCGTTTTTAACGAGTCCATTCCTAAATCAGCCCTAAATTCGGCTTCCTTCCATTTACCTTCTTTGTCTTGGTTAAGTGCACGTTTATATTCTTTTAACTCAGAATTAATGGCAAAGACTACTATTTCTTCTATTTTATTTTTTTTCATACTACTTGGACTGTTTTTATTTTAACACCTATTCTGTCTCGCATTTGAGCAACCTCGTCTAAGTTGTCTTTATTATCATCATAGAATAGGAAATTTTTATATCCTCTTGCTGACAGGTGCTCAATAACCTGCCTTTTCCTATCTCGTATGCGGCCTTTGAATTTGCACTCTGAACCACCAATTGCAAATACTAAATATCGATTAATATCCATACCGTTTCTCAAGAAGAAACGAATAAGCATTTCCTTATCTTCTCTTGCGGTTACGATGCCTACGTTAATTCCAGCATTATAAAAATCTTTCAGTGTTTCCCATAACTTCATAAATTTTGAATTATTGAGTATTTCTTCATTGCAAAATTCATTATAGTCAAAATGCTCTCCATTCTTACATTTGTAATGGTTATACTGTGCTGGAGTTAATTTTTTAATTACCTCGTTTTGATCATTTAATACATAAATTTTGGCTTTGCTCTTAATGAGGGTATCATCAAGGTCAAATAAAACTATTTTTTCAGTTTTTTTCATTTTTCAAATTTTTCTCTTAGACGAAGATATTCTTTATATTCATAATCTTCCTTGTCTTTTTTCTGTTTTTCAATAATTGCAAGTTCTTCTTCATCGGTAAATTTCCAGATTCCAAAATCTCTCAAAATTCTAATATATGGGTCGTATCTGACTTCGCCATTTATAACAGTCATATGGCATTTAAAATTACCACTGTTCCAATTCTGTGGTTGAATAATATGCTCGTTTATCAACAATGGTTCATCCTGTCTAGACTCCCACTTACTATCGCTGTTATAAGTTACACCAAGTGCGATAAACGTCTTGTCTGTAAACGTAACAATACACATGTTTTGCCCATAATCTCCCCAATTGGTGAAGCCAACTTTGTCGGCTACCTTACCTTTTAGTGTATCGTATGAAATACCTTCGTTCAAAAAAATCTGTTTATATTCTTTATTCAGTTCCATATATCAAAACCTTATTGCAATAATTGTATAAAAACTACAGTTTCAAACTGCAGAATTAATAATACGTCATAAATATACAAAAAATTGATCAAAAAAATCACCGCTTATGCAGTGATTTCTATATATGTGGGCTTAAAAGTTACTTTGTAATCCTCGTCCTTAATTGATACATTGTAAAATTTCGTCTTACATTCTGGAATTGTAACTCCTCCGTGTGTGCCAGTATGTATGTGCCCGCAGAAGTTGTATTTTATTTCTTTACTGATTATCTTTTGTTTTAGTTTTTCACTTCCCCAGTTCTCCTCGTAAATCATGCCTGGATATGAACATCCCAATTTCTCAACCCTTGGTGGCTGGTGCGTTAGTAATATATCACAATTTGGTATAGGATTATATTTTTCCCCAGTACTATCTACAAAAGCCCATCCCCATGGTCCGTCACACCAAGGGCAGCCGAATATTTTTAATCCTTCGTACTCATATGATGAATTCTCAAGGTATATTAATTTATCTTTTAATTTAGGGTTATCTTTTATTAGATTCAATATCTTCGTCAAGCCCATTCTTTCGTAAAAGAAATCGTGGTTGCCTGGGATAATAATTACTTTTTCGCATGGTAACGAATCTATCCAATCAGCAAACTCGCCATTCATCCACGCTTCACACTCTGTATTTATCCTTTGTATCTCAAGTGGGAAAATGTCGCCACAAATAAAAACCACGTTGCACTCCTCAATTTTGGGGAGTGCTCCGTGTAAGTCAGATAATGCACAAATTTTAATCATTAGTCCGTTAATAATTGTTTTTCGTTTTCCTTAATAACATTACTCTTTCCTAACAAAAAGCCCGCTACGCCTCCAAGCACAAAAGTACCTGCAGATACTATTTCAAGCCAAGCGTAAGTTACATTAGGTTGCACGAGATGGCATACAACTGCTGCTATAACAACGGCAACTATAAGGCCAAGTGCCGTCCATTGTTTCCAAGTCCAATTTTTCATATTGTTAATTATTATTTTTAAAAATAGTTATTATTTAGTCTAGATTTGAGATTTTTTGTTTTGGCTTAAACCAAGTTTCAATCCACTTTCTAATAAATTGAACATCGTAAACACCATTGGATGAAAGACCAACTACTACGCATAGCGCGATAACGCCAATCCAGACTGGCTCACCAAAAGTAATTACTTTTAACCCCCAAGCACCCACGGATACACCAGCACCGATTGTCCATGCTACGATTTGTTTTAACCATCCATGATGTTGTTCTGGTACAAACTTATCTACGATACCCTGGTTAAATAAACCAGCCAAAAAGGTTGTAATTGTAACCAAAATTGGCGCAATGTACCAAAATGCTTCACTAAAAATTCCTGTAATATCCATTTTATTTAATTTTTTTTATTTTTATTATTTTACGATAAATATACAATTTTTTTTTTATTAAAATTCAATTAATTTGTATGTTAATCCGATTCCTACATATCCGCCAGCACCTACAATCCATCCAGTTCTAACAATTCCGTCTGCATGACATCCAGATATACCGTAGCCAAATATTGCGCCTACACCAGCCTGAACACCAAGAGACCAACGTTTTGCTTTTACTTTCTCTAAGTTGGCTCCTTCTACACTCGTAAATCGGACATACGGATTTTCTGAGGTAACAAACCATTTATCGTCTTTCGTTGTACCAACTTTGAGAGGAACTTCCATATTAATATTATTTATAATTGTATGTGATTGGAACGGGTCAAGTTGTATACTTGTAACACCATCTAACCCTAACCATCTGTCATTATAGTTAAAATGACAATTATATGTGCTATCTGGTAATACTTCTACACTATCTACTGTATGAATGGTATCTACATGAATCAAACCTTGTAGTTTTGCAATTGTTGCTAAGGCTGATTTTAATCTTATTTCGATTTCCTTAACCTCTTTCTCTTTTACGCCGATGTATTCTTCTAATTCTTTTTTCTCAGCAATAAATCCCTGTTTCTCGTACAATAATTTACCATTTTTTAATTCATATGTGTGTAGTGTGTCTGTCAATGCCTTTATATTTGTTTCTGCCTTACCTAGTTTCTGGTTTGTACAGGTTGTTGACATAACTAGTATAATAATTATAAAGAAAAACACCACAAGTAGTATGTTTTTCCAATTGTCTCTAAAAAATAATTTAGTTTTTTCTATCGTCATATGCTTTTATTGTATTAGAAAAAAATTATTTAGCGGATTGAAATCCTCGTTTAGTTTTGGCTCTGAATGGATATATATATCTTTTTTAATTTTATATGTCAACCTGGCAATTCTTCTCTCAAGATTTTTAATACCATTTCTTGCCATATATAAGAAATACTTGTAGTTGTAGTAGTCTTTAATGTTTTTATATTTCTTAATTGCCTCCTGCATATTTTCATCGTTGTGTTCTTTTAAGAACATATAGTCATCGTATAAATTTTTAAGCCACACACCACATTCCGAATTTTCGATTTCTTTGTCTATATCTAATGTGTTTAAATCACCATTAACAAATTGACTATAAAAACCATTAATAAATCCTTCTTGTTCTGATTTAGTTGATGCATATATTATACGGGCAAGATTTCTGTCATATCGATTTTTGGAAAATACATTGGAAATGGCAATGGCATATATTTTTTTATTACCAAATTGTTTTCCCATTAGGATGTTCTGGTACACATGTTCAAATTCGTGGCCAATAGTGTCATACATTTCGTTATTTACGGGTTTTCCGTCTATATAAAATAATGTAAGTCTAAACATTTTGAAGTCATACATAACATAGTTAAGACCAGTACTGTATTTTTTAACATGGTTGTTATACTCGTCTATGTTATTAAAAAAATAAGCAAGCCACCTTACTTTAAATATGGTATTCTTATCATCACAACAATTAAACTCGAATTCGCCTTCTTTAAAATGTGTGCTTGTTGCAAAACCAGTATTTTTTATACTTGATTTTAATTGTTTTACGAATCTTGGTATAATGTCATAGTGAAGTTTGTCAGAAATACCATACTCCTCACATATCATCTTGTTCACTCGTTTTTTATATACTTCGTTAATTGTCATAAGTTCATTTTTTTATAAATAGAAAAACAGCCGACATTTAGTCAGTTATTTCTCCAATAATTAATTCTTTTGCGTATGGTAGTTTTTCAATAAATTCGATAAATGCACCCCAATCCTCGCGTAATTTATGGTGTTTCCTTTGGAAGTATATCGTTTGTAGTTGTTTGTAATTCGTGTCAATATGTTCAAAAAGTTGTAACCCTAGTGGTGTGTTACTTAGTACTTTCATGAATGATTCATATGTTGGATTAGCATTATATTCATCAATATAACCTTGTACTTTCTCTATTATTTCACTAGTAACATATTCATTGCATGAATTTTTTAATGACATTTTAGTTAATCTATGCATTTTTGAACTACTCGTAACAATATCAATCCAATGATACCTTTGCAATTCAGGACTAATATATTGCGGATATATTAAGTCAAATGATACCCTTACGCCAGTTAACCAATTATCATGGCATTTAACATCACTTGTTTTCGATGCTTTATTTAATTTCAGAATTCTTTTAAAATCTTTTATTGCTAGCATCAAATCATAGTTTTCTACTGGTAAATGTGATATTTCTGGTTTTTGTATGTTGTATTTATCAAATAATTCAATATTTGGAGAGAACTCACCATAAATTTCTGATTCTTTTTGTAACCTTGCTTTTATAGCCTCTTCTTTAGTGCGATATTTGCCAATATAAACACTACGATAGTTTAATGTAATATTAGCAACCCATCTTTTAATATCTGATTTATAATTAACGCCAGTAATATTGTCATTGACTTTAATTCGTCCTTGATTTCTCATGTTTTCCCTAAATAAACAAAGGCGTAAATTTTCTCTTGTATTATTTGAACCATTTTTGTCTATATGATCCAACACCATATTATCATCATCCGTAATTGTTTCTTTCAATATCGATTGAAATGTTTTATTATTCACAATCAAATAGCCTTGTGATTTACTTATTGATAAATTATTTCCGAATATAAGAGGTAAATCAATTGTGCTTACAGTAACACGTCTAACTTCACTATCTCTACCTAGAACATCAATATCAGTCGTTAAGCCGTTGATTGTGTAAACAACGTCGTCTATCGTGTGCCCTAAATTTTTCATTTGTTTTTTATGCCTACGGCAATAATAATTACCATCACTAAATTTAGAATTACCATTCATTACACCGCATTTAATACATGAGTGCCGAGTATTTTCACCAATATTAGTGTTTTGTTTTTCAAAAAAATCTAAAAAATCGGGCAAAAAATTATCAAATGATAACCAATATTTCAAATTTTCAATTCTACCTTTAAAATCATCTAAAGATATACCCATTGCATATCCTGATGCAACTATTGACTCTTCCAAGTCATATACTTTTACATGTTCTATTTTCAACATTTAAAAATCTCCTATATTCTATTACTTTTCTTTTTTTTTATTATTAGTATTATCATTCTCTACTTCACCAATTAAATACCCCAAATGCTTTGACACCTCATTAATAACTAATGTTTTTAAGTCATGATTTCCATACCAACAAATCTCATCTGCAATAAACATATCCGTGTTGTGATTCTGTAAGTGAATAAGAACTTCGTCTTTCTTTAATTCAAGAGCAATTACGTAATATTTTTCTCTGTTGTAAATCACTGGGTAACCAGTTGTGTAATCGTTTTCATCCGCCAGTCTTATTACTTTAGGCCTCTTGTTTTTGCCCCATATATCGGCTAATTCATTATATACTATATCTAGTTTTATTCTATGTGCAGTAAGTGCATCATAGTAATTATCCATTATCTTTTGCAGTTTTGTCATTCTCTACTAAAACCTTTTTCCACTCTAATGTCTCTCCATTAATTTCAACACATGCTGTTTCTGCTTCTAGACAGTCAATCTGAATGATGTCAACGTTATTGTTGTCGTTATATACTGGTTTGCATACGTGCACGCCATCATTAATCCAGTAATCTAAACCTCGGTCAATCATTTCCTCTGTCGGCTCGTCTTTTTGAGTTCCAGTTGGTACAATAGTTCCATCTAAATCCTTAAATTCGTCTCTGTAATGCTCGAAACGAGTATGGCCGACAATTTGAATTTTACCGCTTCCAAAACCAAAAATATTATACTCCCACAATGAGGTTGGGCGTATCCATAATGGGCCATGCGTTGAACTTGAACCATAATAGTCGCTCATTTTAGCCGACTTGCTAAAAGCGAAGGCCTCTTTATTCTTGTGCCACAAATCATTAACTTGTTCGCATAATCTTTCTAGTGTTAAATCATCTTTTTTATAATCAATCCACTTTTGATACCAATCTAGTGTTACACCTGCATGGGTTACCAGATATTTTTCTCCTATTTGATAAGCAACGCCATAAAACAACTCTTCATTCTCTTTAAAAATTTTAGATATTTGCGCTGCATTTAACCAATCATAACGATTAGTTTCTCTAATATCTGCGATATATTGAAGATCGTGATTCCCTACTAGTAAAATAACATTATCTGGATGTTCTTTCTTGAATTGAAGCATTAGTAAAATTTGCTCAATCATTTGTTTGTGAGTAACACCTTCGTAATAATATGGGTCGGTATAGTCTCCAATGAAGATATACAAAGTATCATCGTCAAATGGTGTTACTAAATCTATCCAATTTTTTCGCCCATGAATATCACCAATAACTCTATACTTCTTAAACTTTTTCTTCATCTTTCTTTGCTTTTTTCTTTTGTTCTTTTAATTTTTTTGCTAACTCTAAATTTTTCTTGCGTTTTTCCTCCATCTCTTCTGGGTGTTCTTCTTGCCATTTTAATAATTCCCAGACGAAACTTGTATACCCTAACTTCCAACTATGGTAGTGTGGGCACATAAGGAACCAATGATCGTTTTTATTATCATTGATACACTTACCTTTCATTCGGCATGTTACCTTACATACCTCCTCCTTAAATGCTGGAACGTCTTTTGGGTCGTATTGCATTACTTATTACACTTTTTGCAAGAGAAAAATCTCTTTATTTTCTGCCAAATTGTTAACTTTGGTTCCTCTTTTGGTTCTTCTTTCTTTTGCGCTAATTTCTCGAAGATTGCTTTTGCTTCGTCAATTTCCTTGCGAACTTCTTCTGCCTTCGTTAATTTTCTCTTTTCTTCGCGAGTTTCTTCAATATACCACTTAAGATGCTGTGCTGCTGACAATACGTCCTGTTTTACAACTTCCTTAAAGTCTTCGTTCGTATATGTTGTATTCAAAATGACGTTTATAATTCTGGCAAATCCGTAAGGAATTAGTGATAGGCTGGAAATAGCATCGTCAAGGATGCGTTCTTTATCCTTTCTTTCCTCTTCTGCGAGGCCATTCATTAGATTGATAATGTCTTCATTTTTACCATCATAAACTTTTCTTACTGCAGATACATAACTTTGTCTAGCCTGCTCAGTGTAGTGATAATCCTTCACCTCATCTGATTGGCCTTCTGACACAAACTTCTTTGCCTCTTCTACTTCTTTTTCGGTTAATTGTCTCATAATATTAAACTATTTTATATACATTATTTTCTTTGTCAAATACAATATTAACAGTTTCTTCTACTTTGACTTCGTCTCCATTAACTGTTATAGAAAATATAACATTTGGATTAAAATTATCAATAATTAAGTCTGTTATTTTATTTTCGATATTATCTCTAATTGTTCGAATAATTGGCCTTGCACCATATTCTTTCTCATCTTTAATTTTTTTAAGTAGAAAATCAACTACATCATCTTTATAGGAAATAGAATATCCAACATTCTTAACCCTATCTTCAAGTTTTTTCATTTCCAACTTAATAATCTCTTTTAGGTTATCTTCATCTAAGTTGTTGAAATATACAATTTCATCCAAGCGGTTAATAAATTCTGGAGGAAATTTATCTTTAATTTCCTTTTCAATAATTCCGTGCTTTACCGAATCGTCTTCTGTTGCTGCAAAACCAAGTGCTTTGTGCTGTCCAGCCTTCTTTGTTCCCACATTTGATGTTAGGATAATAATTGTATTTTTAAAATCTACCTTCTGTCCAGTATTATCAGTCAAAAACCCTTCATCAAAGACTTGCAAGAATAGGTTGTATATTTCTTCTGTCGCCTTCTCAATCTCGTCAATAAGCAAAACGGCGTATTTGTTTCTCTTCACAGACTCGGTTAATAATCCACCTTCGTTATAGCCAACATATCCAGCAGATGCACCAATGAGTTTATTAACAGAAGTTTTATCATTGTACTCTGACATATCAAATCTGATTAGATATTTTTCATCACCAAATATTTCTTTTGCTAATGTCTTTGCCAATAGCGTTTTACCAGTACCAGTCTGGCCTACAAACATAAAGCAACCCATCGGCCTATTATTCTGGTGTAAACCAATCTTATTTCTCTTTATTGCCCTAGAAACAATATCAATTGCTTCATCTTGACCTATAATAATCTCTTTTAGTTTTTCGTCAATATGCCTTAGTTCCGTCTTTTCAGAACTCTTTAACTTACCAATCGGGATATTTGTGTGTTGTGATATAGTGGTATACAAATCTTCTTCTGTAACCTCTAGTTTTTTCTTTGATCTTTGTTCTTCTTCTAATTGTGCTAGGTCACATCTAATATCTCTTTCGTGTTGACCATACTCTCTTACTTTATCAAAATCGTCTTTCTTTGATGCGGTTTCAATTGCTTCCTTTATTTCTTCAAGTACCTTATATCTGAATCTAATAGAGTTAATTAGGTCGTTATTCATCTTCTTATATGAGCCGAGTTCATCCATTACATCAATTGCTGATGACGGAAGTGTTTTCTCTGTTATATATCTTTTAGAAAGATCAATACACAGTTTAAGTATGCTGTCAGAATAAGTTACATTATGGAAATCCTCATAATATTTTCTATTATCTTTCAAAATATTATAAGTATCATCTTCATTTAATGCATCAACAGAAACCTTTTGCAATTTTTTAGAAATACCAGGATTTGTGTCACATAATGTTTTATAACCCTTAAAGTCTGTTGTGGCAATTACCTGTACATCACCATTTGAAAACAGTTCTGATATTACGCCGCCAGCATCATAATCACCTTTTGTCTTCTCGGCAAATAGATTATCAATGTCGTCTATAAACAGAATGGCATTTTTGTTGTCTTTTAGTGCTTTTGTCATTGCTACCATTCGCTCCTCAAACATACCTCTAAGTGTTGTTCCAGCAAGCATCTCTGTTGGGTTGAATTTCCAAACTTCCTTATCTTTAAACATTATCGGCGCTTCTCCAGAGAGAATCTTTTGTGCAACGCCAACAACGATTTGTGTCTTTCCAACGCCACTATCACCAACTAATATAGCATTATTAGTCTTTCTTCGTCCTAGAACTCTAAAAATCTCATTTAGTTCCTTTTCTCTGCCTACAATTGCGTCAAATTTATTCTTCTTGACTTGATCATTTATATTGGTGCAATAAGGAATTGACTTTCCATTACCCTTTTGTGTATTTGTTTTTGTCTGCCCGCCAATGCCTAACATATTAATTATTTCGTCCTGTGGAATGCTTGGGCCTCCAATTATAAGTGTTTTGGCATTTCCGTTTGTCGCCTTATCAATAATCTTTATGTTTTTAACCAACTCGTCGATAAACTCCTTTGTCTTATTCTTTTCTTGATCAGATTTGCTGGTTACTTCTCCTGGTTCCACGTCTGGAGTCTTTTGGCTTTTATCGTTAGTCTTTAATGTGTCTCTTAAATTTTTAGAAATACCAAATAATACTTTATATGTGACCCCATACTCTCTGAATAGGGTTATTATATCGTTATCATATGCTGGATCTTCGTTATCTCGTAGTATTGATAATAAAACATGGTCTGTATTTATTAACTCGGCACCAGTTTCGCGAACATCTATTAAAGAGTCATTTAGATATGCCCTTAAACTTCTTGATAATTCTGGCTTTATCTTGCCCCTATTTACATCAGCGATTTCTTTACTTAGACTATGTTTATGTTCCATAGAAACTAACTCGTCGTGTATGTTATCAATCATCTCAGTGATTAAATAACTACTCAACACCGTATACAGCATTGATTCCTGTTTCTCTAGGGCACTATATAAGAAAATGTACGGAGATATCTCATTAAATTGCATATCCTCGTGAACATTATCAATAATATAGTCTAAAACGTAAGTTAGTTCTTTTGAAAAATATTTGTCAAGTACTTCTGATTTTCCCATTTTTTTCTATTTCCTTTTCATTCTTAAAATATATATTTAATACTAAATAAATCAAGTTAAATATACAAAAAAATATGATAATACACAGAGATTATGACCAAGAAAAACGCTTGGATAGGGTTTGGTACAACTCAAGTAATGTATTCTATTCTGAATGTGAAGATGTTGTAGATGATTACAAAATACTTAGGGTAGTTTTTAATAACGGGGCGACATACGAATATAAAAATGTAGACGTAAATGATTATGTTATGTTCGTAAGAGGTGGCCTTGATGGTTCTAACGGCCGAGCACTAAATAAATACATTAAACCGAAGTGTGAGTGTGAAAGAATCGAAGACCTTGGTAAAGAAAAGTTAACTGAAGAACTTAACAGACTTTTAGAAGAAAAGAAACAAAAGAAATTACTTGAGGAACAGGAAAAACAAGAAACTAACGAGTCTGATGAAAAAGAAAATGGTGAGGATTAACTCACCATCTTTTTGAAAGAATTTAAATCTTTCGGTTTGGTTTTGACACCAATTGCTTTTGATAGGATATAAAGCAAAATTTATTTCTTCATATTATTAATTAAATCAAGCGCACCTTTTGCATCGTAATTGTTTTTATCGCTTGTAGCCATTACATCTGCAAGGTTTATAGTAGCACCTTCTCGCATCTCATTGTTCTCAATTTTCTTTGCAGTTGCTTCATTATAGAACTCATCAATCATATCCTCCTGTTTTTCCTCCTTGGCAAAGAATTTAAGAACGTAGTGTCCATCATATTCGAGAATATTATCAAATTTGAAATCAACATAAGACACTTCTGTTAAGTCTGGTACGCCAAATGCACTTTTAGCAATGAAGTGTATTCGTTTGAAGTATAAAATTCCTCCAGGATTAGTATTTGTATCAATTCCTTGATATATTCTCTCCATTTCTGCGTGGAATAATTTACTTGTTGCCTCTAATTTGTTATAATACTTGTTGACATATAGATCAATCATCACAACATCGTCTTGAACCTCTTTAACAACTAACTTTGTGATGTAATTTTCTATTTTGAATTTTGGTATGTAATCTACTCTATCAATCTTAATTCTGTATTCCTTCTCTGAGTTAGGCCTATTTCTGATTATATTATCAACGTTTTCGCTGTAGATATCAGAGTTTGTTCCATAAACAACTACACCAGCGTCAGTTAAACATGTTGGAATAACACCGTTTGCCTGAACAATCTTTACTCTATAACCGTCCGACTGGTCTACTTTACCTTTATATGAAAACATTGTATTCTTTCTGCCGTTTCCTCCACCAGCGTATTCGTATTCATGTGACTTTCGTTCGGCATAATACATCTCATGGCGCAACTCTCTAACCCTCTCCGTTACTTCACCCTTCAAAAGGTCTTGCCAAACGCTATCCTGTTCTTGCTGTTGTTCAACTCCGCCAACACCAGTAGTATCTAAATCGTCATTCTTGTTACTTGTTGCGAGTAATTTGTCAGCACTTCTCATACTATAGAAGAATGAGTAGAATGCTATTTTTAAATATCTTAATAATTTTTTCATTGTTTTGCTTGTTTTTAATACATAAATAGTATTAGCAAGCATTTTTCACTGCCCTATACTTGTTATTTGTCTTTTCTGTGACAATTTCTTCGGTTACGACGACCTTTTCTGGCTTTTTCTTTTCTCTGTTTGACGGAGCCTCGTACATAATATCGGTCATAACAGTTTCTACGATATTTCTCAAGGCACGAGCACCAGTGCCAATGTTAAATGCTATCTCTGCAATTTTATCTATTGCCTTATCATCGAACACTAGGTTTGTGTTGTCCATCCTTAGAAGTTCAATATATTGTTTCACTATGGAGTTCTTTGGCTCTACAAGAATTGTTTTCAGGCTTTCTTTATCCAATTTAGAGACCGTAGTAATAATTGGGAAGCGTCCAACAAACTCAGGTATAAATCCAAACTCACGAATATCTTCAGAGTTAATATAATCCTTCAAATTTTCCTTATCAACGCGCTCAACTTGTGATTGATTAAATCCAATTCTGTTTTGGCCAAGTCTCCTCCTTGCGATATCCTCTATGCCGACAAATGCGCCAGATGCAATGAATAGAATATTTGTCGTATCAATATAAGTAAGTGGTTGCTCTGGGTGTTTTCTTCCTCCCTGAGGTTGCACACCGACTAAATCTCCTTCAACAATTTTAAGGAGAGATTGTTGAACACATTCTCCAGAAACGTCTCTGGTAATCGATGGGCCAGCAGCCTTTGTTGCTGTTTTGTCAATCTCGTCAAGCATTACAATTCCCATCTGTGCGCGCTGAATATCATAGTTACATGAACGAAGTAGACCAGCAAGACAGTCCTCTACATCACTTCCAACATATCCACTGGCTGTAAGTTTTGTACAGTCCTGAATGTAATACGGTACATCAAGTAATTTTGCTATTGTCCTGACTAACAATGTTTTACCGCTACCAGTCGGCCCTGTTATAATAATGTTTGATTTCTCCAGTTCCGTAATATCACTATACTGTGAATTATATATGAGTTTCTTGTAGTGATTGTAAACTGCTACTGAAAGAATTTTCTTTGTTTCCTCTTGTCCGATCACATATTGATCAAGATATGCCTTGATCTCCTTTGGAGTAGGCAAATGTTTTTTTCTGTTGTTTTTCGTTGCCATTATACTTTCCCTTTTATTTGTATCTATCATTTCAAATATACAAAATTTTATAATAAATCACGCATTTTTATACCAGCCTTAACTTTTTTGTTCAATTTTACCTGCATTTTGTTCTCTTCCCCTAGTTTAATTCTTGGTTTTTCATGTGTTTGTTCGTAATTTTTCTCTGTTACGCCTAGTTCTTTGTTGTAATCTATTTTCTCTTTAATGGTTTTTAATTGGGCTTTCATTTTGTCTATATTAAAATAACCATTCATTCTATGATTATACTTATCTTCTTTCATAAAGTTAAGTGTTTTCTTTGCTCTGGTATATGCAACATAGATTAGATTGTCCTCGGTTTTAATTTCCCAGTCTTTCGTTGCGAGTTTTAGTGGCATTAGAGATGGATAGTAGATGAAGATATTATCAGCCTCAAGACCCTTCGCCTTATGTACCGTTGACAAAACTATTGCGTCATCTTCCTCACCCATGAATACTGTGTTTATTTTTGATAGTAAATCATCAACGCTTGTTAATCCTTCGGACAAAACACATATTGCTTCAATATCGTCATATAGTTGTAAAACAGATGGATGTGTAATAGCATCGTCCTCGTTTAGCCCATTGAATTTTAATTTTTCAATCTCGTCAAATAGTAATGTATAAAGTTTCGGGATTAAACCATCTGAAGTTATACAGTTTTTATCAATAAGTGTACATTGAGTTGAATTTATTAAGTCGGTAAATCGTTCTTTTATGTTTTCATTTCCTCTGATAAATGATTTCTTATTACATCTTAAATAGTTTAAGTGCAACTCAATAAGCGGTGCTGTCGTTCTGCATAAAACCATATCATTGTTTTTCGGCTCATATATAGAAACATCATAATTTACTTCACCTTCTATTGCATTTTCATAAGCCACGATATTATCTGAATATTGTTTAGCCAATTCAATAACTTTCTTTGGACAGCGGTATGATATTGGTAATTTACAGGTTATTGTGTTTGGGTGTTTTTGAAATCTTTCTATTGCTTCTTCAGTTGAGCCAGCCCAAATATTGATACAATTGTGTGTTAATATGCCATCGGCTACATAATTATGTTCTTTTTCTACATTGATTGAATAAACTTTTTTTGGTTCATTAAGAACATTTAAATCTATTATATTTGTATAGTATCCCTTTCTAACTAAATCTTTTTTTCCGTTTTTACCATGTGTTCTAATCTCTAATTTGTCTTTATCAAAATATTTAACATCCATTATATCTTTAAAGAGGTTACATGCTGCAAATGTTCTCATATAATCCCTTGAGTCTTTCTCATAAGAAGACTGATTTGCAAACGGAAAATTTATGTCTTTATTAAAAAAAGTAAGCAATTCCTCTGCTCTTTCTCTTATTGAATAACCTAGATTACTATAAAGCCAAGAAACATCATCTTTTGTTAGTGATTTTGTTCCCGCTCTTTCTGGTTCAAATATTATTTGTGGTATACCATACTTTAGAGAATATAATATTTCATCCATGTGGCATTTATGTAAATCATCATATATATTTAAAATCCAACCATAGGTGCAGTTTTCGCTTCTCATTCTTGCTTTAAGGCCAAATGTATTTATAGATATTGGATTAAATAGTCTTGTAGTCCCTATTCTAAATCTTGACTTATTACTATCACACATTAAATAAAGAATAAATTTATTTTTACATTTTTCTCCGTTAAATTTTGCATAACATAAGTGATTTAGTGAATATTCACTTTGTAATCCGTTCTCAGTCTTAAGTAGAATGGTTTTATTGACGCACCTGTTTGATATAGCAGTAACTCGCCTGTTATATATATTATACCTACATTTATATCCAATAAAAGTAGAGCGACTTTTATCTGCATATGTAACTATTTCATCACCGATTTTTATATCTTCTATATTTTTTTCAGTTCCGTCACACATTAATATTTTTGTGCCAGATGGTTGGCATTGCGCATCATCACCAACGGCCACAAATTTAGTGCCTCTTCTGAAACACCGCTCAACTAATTCCTGTTCTGCGATTGACGTATCTTGTGCTTCGTCGATAAATATCCAATCGTATAAATTGGACTTTGTGGTTAAATTTAGAACATTTGGAAGCCAAATCATATCGGTGTAATCAATACTGGATATATTCTCTTTTCCCCACAGAAGAATCTGGCAAACAACCTCGTATTCGTCTCGAATAGGTACAACTCCGTATAATTCTCCTACTCTAGTTATTTCTTTTATAGTAAATGCTAAATAATAACGACAATAATCAATTAATTTTTTAATATTATTAACGTATAAATTTTTGCGCTTCCCCAGACTATTGGTTTCTTTAAACCTGGTTATAAGATCTATATTATTATACAAATAATTATTATATTTATATATATCTATATTTATTAAATCTTGGTTTTGTATATACTTGTTTTCGCACGCGCGCGAGAAATGTTCGAGCAAAATTGAAAATCCGAGAGAGTGGAAAGTACATACATTAACATTTTTATGTTCTGCTTCACTTCTAATTTTTTCGACAATATCCTTATTAAATGCAACGAATAAAATCTTCTTTTTTTCTGGAATAAATCTAATTGCATTAACGATAGTTGTCGTTTTTGAACTACCAGCCGAAGCATTAATGATCAAATTATTAACGCCTTTCTCAATTGTTTTAAAAATTTCTATCTGATATTCAGATGCTGGAAACTCATTATAACCAGATTTGACAATATATTTATCTTTCATACGTACAAATATACAAAAAAAATGGAACTCATTCGAATTCCATTAAAATGTGTTTACACTTAATAAACCGTCTTTTGATATTTTCTTATCGTACCAGTCTTTCATAACTCGTTTTAAGAAATTATCTCGTTTTTCTTTATCTAGGTAAATATTTTGAAACTTATCTTGTAGTAAATCAAACAGTTGCTGTGCATACATATTTCTATTTACCTGGCCGTCAGTCCCTTTCATTCCAACGATTAATATTGTTTTAGAATATCCATCTTCGCCTATTGTTGGAATTGCGGCCCTAACAAAGTTATCATCCAAGAATTTTTTAACAACCAATACTTTTTGTGGCTCAACAAAGTTTTTTGATTCCCTTAAATGATATGGTTCTGTTAACACAATATCAACATCTGAATCATAATTTAACATTTTCATCAATTCTTTGAAAATTTTGTACTGTATAGTTAGACTGCGTTTATATTCTTTGAAGTCTTTCCACCCCTGTCTATTTTCTTTTTTATCCGAAAATAAATAATTGTATCCTTCTATGCATTTCTTGATTATCTTTACTCCGAGACGTTCGTCCTTGCCTAAATCTTTGTTCTCATAACGTAAAGGAGCGTGTAACTCATTTACCTTTAACATATGGTTGATTATTCCGAGATATGTGTATATTGCATTGTCGTTTTTTACTTTGAGATTTTTGTCAATATGTTTTAATAAGCCTTCAAATATATTTTCAGACAACTCATAGCATAAATCGAAGTATGAGTCACTATCCTCTGGTTCGTATCCACTTGCGCCCTCATTTAATTTTTCTTTATAGAAGCCTAATTTAAGAGTCCATACGTCGTCTGGTACATCAACGTCCAAATCAATAATATAACTACCATTAATTTTTTTGATAATTGTAATCATATCCGTCAGATAGTCCTTCCAATCACCACTACCATTAAGACCTCCTCTAATGAATGCGATATAATTTGGTGTGTCGCCTGGCTCTGTACACTCTCCTCCAACAACTTTTGCTACATCAGCAAGGCCTAAATTTGAGTTATTATCAAAATCTAACTTTGATTTAATTGTTTTGAATATATCAGAATTTATATCTTGTCTCTCCCACTTTTCATTGTAGTCGTTTTCGATGTACTTCTCTTTATCAACAATATTTTTTATCTGACTTTCTGTGAAATACACTTTTCTACCAAATAAACTTTCGTATAATTGTTCATCTCTTTCGTCAACAAAAGAGATTGTTGTTTGTGTATCTGGTTTTTTTTGCTTTCTTTGTGTATGTACTTTTTTATTATCTCTCATGCTCATTTCTATATCTTTTTTCAACATGTCATCTTTCCACTTGCGGAATCCATATGAAATACTCAAATCGTTTAATCCATCCAAGTCTCTATACTGAAATAATGGTACACCATATTTATTCCTATCAATTGGCCTAATGTTATTATTAGCGAGTATTGCATAGACTACATTCATCTTTGGCTTATTAAGTGTTCCAACATTTTCTATACCCAATACTCTTATGAACTTTTTAAGATATGGTTTTATATATGTTGCTTTACTATACATTTTTTTACTTTTATTTTATAATAAATACATCTTTTTTATCCATTTATCAATATTTATAATTAAAATAATGCTTTAAATTGAAAAATATATAATATGGCTAACGTTAACGAAAGATTTACAAGCTGGGACGAATACGAATTTGCACAGCAAAGAAGGGAGGATGCCCAGAGGAAAAAAGAAATTATGGCGAAGAGAGCCGCTGAACAAGGCTTGCAAGAACCAGTAAAGAAGGCAAAAAAGACCGCTTTACAAAAACAAATGGATGCTAACAATAAAAATCCAAAGCAAGTCGATACTATTAATAACATCATCGAGGACTTAAGAACTCGTTTTTTAATTAACGGTAGGGAAGTTCCAGGAGATGAGTCAATTAAGAAAATGCAGCAATTTATACGAAATACAGATATGTATTTGGCTAAGAAAAACATTGCTGGTGGCGCTATTTTTACCGATACTAATAGATTTGGTAAGAACAAAGAAGAGTTTGCTAATGTTTATGATAACGTACAAAAAATAAGAATCCCAGTAAGAGAAATACAATATATTCTTAAAAACACAAAGAAATTTGACAACGAGCACCTTGAACTCATCAAGAATAAATTATTAGACTTAGGTGATGCATTAAATATTGCTCCAGATGAAATTATTCACGATGAAGCTGTGTTAAGAGCAATACAAGCAAGAATTCCATTCTGGGTTGGTGGAAGTTCAGAAGGTGGAGGCCACAATGTTGGATTTAGGGATATTTTGAGACAGTTTAAAAAAGACAACAAGAATCAAACCTACCAGAAAATAGCAAACAGAATAGAGGAATATATCACTAATGGTAAAGACCCATTATCATATGTTGTTGAATCAAAGAAAACTACAATTAAAGAAGACCAATTAAAACAACTCATTAAAGAAAGTATTATGAGAGCGCTTAATGAAGGGACAATGGACAACGAAATAGTTGATAAGTGGAATCAAGTAGAAGAAAGAATTGGTGCACAACAGATGTTAGACTGTATTTTCCAGTGGGTCGACGAAGACACAATTAATCAGTGGTTACAATGGTTTGAGGATGAAGAATGGGTTAGTTTTGATAATAATGAAGATGAATATTAAAACAAAAAAAGAAGTAACATATGAAAGATATTAAAAATAAGACAATAGATTTTTTATGCATGTTAGAAGGGTATCATTCCCAACTAAAAATGCTTCATTGGTCAGCAACACATCATGCTTTACATATATTAACTGATGAAATTGATGAAGAGGTATTGAAAGTTGAGGACGAAATATCCGAATGTGTGATGGGAATATTAGATACTAGATTTGGTATTGGGGATTTAAAGACTATGCTTCCTAATTCAAAAACATTAGATGCGTTGTTAAAAGAAATGAAAACAGATTTGATAGAGTTTAAGAATTTTGTAGGTGACGACGCAGAATGTGCTGGATTACAGAATATCTTGGACGACTACATGCAAAATATAAATAAATGGAATTACTTAAGAACATTGGTTTAATAAGTTATTATCTTAAAATTCAGTAAAATTGGGAAGTTTATCTTCCCTTTTTTTGTTTTTGATTTATATTTATTATGTAGAATATTGTGTTTTGCAATGAAGAAGTTAGAATTAAACGATAAGCAAAAGAGAAAGAACATGATTGATTTGTTTAAGTTGTCAGTAGAGAATTCGAAAAACAACTTCAATACCCCAGATGAAATATTTTTCTGTGGGCAACAAGACTATATGCAAGATAACGCGATTCCTTTTGTTTATTTAAGATTTAGAAATGAAAATAAATTGTTTTACGGCGAACCAGGAAGTATCCATGATCAGTTAAGGCCAGAGGTTCAAGAATATTTAGCAAACAGAGGATATAAGCCAAGTGATATTACAGGATACAAAAGAGAGGATGAGTACATAAATCAAGACTATTACAAAACTGGTAAATATTTGGATTTTGCGGATGAGGAGTTTGTTATTAAGGGTAGATATTTTATAATTGATGTACCATATATTAATCAAAATTGTGTGGTGTTTGGTTTTTGGTATATGAACAGATATCCTATGGAATTAACAAATGAAATAGTATATCAAGTATGTCGAGATAGTCATTTATTTGATAGACGAATTTTTATTATTAACGGAAGTAGACCTCTAATAGAATACAATAGTTTTATGCCTGGCGATGACGAAATTGAGGATAATACAAAGCAGGCTATTCTTCACATGATGTCTCCACAGGATAAGAGTAAGGCGACGGCTGATTTTAGACTTACAAGGGATAAATTATTAGGAAAGAAATTAACTATGAGCAATGGGAAAGAAATGCCAATGGCACAATACAATGCATTAAGATATGTAGATGAGAGTGTGATTAACGAATCGGTGGATAAAAATCTTGAAGAAAAAGTAAGAAAAGCAGTTCGTGACATGATTAAAGATGGTAAATTACCTAAATATTATGGTGAGGACAAGGAACCGCTTGAAATGGCCGAGCATTATGTGCATATTCTAAAAAAAGTTTTCGGAGACGACTATGAAATATATCATACTCAAAGCATGGAGGATGATGACATTTGTTGTGCCGTTATAGACGACGAGTTCAAAAAGAATGGCGGGCATTATGATATGGATGATTGTAAAAATCATTTAGAAAGCGTAAAAAAATGGTTAGATAAAATAATAAAAGAAGAATATTCAATGATGACCACTAAAAAGGTATATTTAACAGAATCTCAATTGTCTTATATTAAAAAAGAATTAGAAAAAGCAAGAAAAGAAACCAATACAACCCCAACAGAAGGACAGAAAGAGGCAGGTAATTATAAGATGGGTAGAGTTAATATATATGGTTTCGAAATCGCAATAGAAAACCCAAAGGGTAGTTATAGAAAAGGTAAAGATAAAAACGGAAAAGCGTGGAAATGTCTAATGCATAACGACTATGGTTATTTCACACATACAAAGGCGGTTGATGGCGATGCCGTTGATGTATTTTTAGGTAAGGATTTAGATTGCAAGACAATATTTGCTATTGACCAGGTAATTAATGGTAAATTCGATGAAACTAAAATTATGTTTGGCTTTAAAACAGAAGAAGAAGCAAAAAAGGCTTATCTATCAAACTACAATAAAGGATGGAAAGGACTTGGTAAGGTAACAGAGGTTTCTATAGATGATTTCAGGGAGTGGCTTTATGATGGGTATAAACAGAGGAAACCATTCTCAGAATATAATGAAATAAAGAAAAAGAAACTAAACGAAATGGTTGATTTTTACAATAAGAAAAAATTATTACTCGGAGACGATGGCGACTATATTCATGTAATTGACGAAACTTTTGATGACGTCGTATCGGAATACGAGGATAAAAATACGATACCATTTTTAACTAGGGAAAGCATTGATGAGTTTGTCGATGATAATGAGTTGGGCGATGTTTTGCAATCATTCGATGTCCAAAAACAATTAAATCCAAAATTCTGGATTAACGGAAAATTAAACTCAAGAGTTAGATTGCGTTTGCTAGATATTGCCGACACATTCTTTGATTCAATGGAAGTAAATTGGGTCAAGCCAAAAGATATTATTATGACTGGTAGTCTAGCAAATTATAACTGGAGTAAATTTTCAGATATCGATCTACATATTGTAGTTGATTTTAAAGAAGTTGATGACAGGGTTGAATTTGTAAAAGATTATTTCGATTCAAAGAAGACAATTTGGAATAACCAACACGAAGATTTAAAAATATACGGTTATCCAGTTGAATTATATGTACAAGATGAGAGTGAAGAACATACAGCCTCTGGAGTATATTCATTAGAGAAAGACAAATGGTTAAGAGAGCCAGAGAGAGATAATCTCACCGCAGTAAAATTAGATAAAGAATGTATAACACATAAAACTAAAAATATTATCGATAAAATTGACTCTTTAGAAGATGAGTGTAATGGAGAAAAAGATGAGGCGAAATTAGACATTTTATCCAAAAAAGTTAAGTGTTTATTCGATAAAATAAAAGGAATGAGGAAGGATTCACTAAAGAATGGATCTGAACTAGGAAATGGTAATATTATATTCAAAACACTTAGGCGTTTGGGGTATATTGGTAAGTTAGTAGACTTAAAAAGAATAACTTTTGATAAAATTAATACAATAAAGTAGTATTTTTTAGATTTTAGAAAGTATTTATAGTAAAAATAATGCAAATAACTAAAATAAATTATTATAATAATTATGGCAAATAACAGTAAATTCGACTCTCAATTAGATAGAATGCAGTACTTGATGGGGTACAGAGTTCCTGTAAATGAGTCAAAAAGAAGTAACAAAGTAGAATATCATACACTTGGCGCTGATAATAAAGTTTACGGTATTCTTAAAGAAGGTAACATGTACTATATCATGACTACCGAACAAGGCAAGGAAAAACTTGCGGAATCTTACGAGTATATTGGCGGATTTAACTATCGTAACGAAAACGGTTACAAGAGTTACAATGAGGCAACTAAACAACTCGAACTTAAGATGATTAGTTTGAATGAGGCCTATGGTAAACACGAAGATGTTTCTGTTGTTGATTTTAATCGCGGAAAGAAAAATTTGGCTGTTTTGACCGAAGAGGCCCGTAAAGAGTTGAATAGAATGCACCAGATATTCGAGAATTCACAAACCATCGGAAAAGATAACACTGGCGACCCAGAAAGCAAAGGCAAAGCGACTGATCCTGCTAAGCAAGGCGACCCATTCGAGGAACCAGCAAAGGCTGAACTTGACAAAGATCTTAAGGCAACTGCTACAGTTGAAAGCGCCGATGACAACACTAAAGTTGACGGCGTTGAAAAAGACCTCGAATCTGATGCCATGAAAACAAAGAAAGTTGATACAGCAGAGGAACCAAAGGATGCTCATGATGACTTAGAAGGAGAAGGGGTTGCTGACCAACATCCAACTGGGGCAAAGGCTGTTAAAATGAATGAAGGGATTGAGTTTAACCCAGATGATTTCCATGCAGACGATATCGACGCTAATGCCGATACATTAGTTGGTGATGATGAATTATCCGACGAAGATTTAGAGGATTTTGCTAACACTGAAGAAGAACCAATTGTAGATGTAGAGCCAGATAATGGACCGTTAGGCGATGGTGATTTCTTAAACGACGAGTTGGACACTTTAATTAGAGAGTTTGAGGAAACTGAGAAGGCTATGCACGGTGAGGAAAAGAATATCGAATCTAAAATCGAAGGCCCAGATAAAGTTATGGATGGCCCTCATGGTGGTTTAGATGTTCAGGGTTGGAACGACGAAAAGGTTAATGAGGCTGTAGATAGAATCACAAATGCTGTTGTTAATAAACTTTGTGAAGGAAAATGCGAAAGTAAGGAAGAAAAAGCAGAAGTTTGTCCAAAATGCGGTAAAGAAAAATGCGAATGCAAAAAGCCAGAAACATTAAAAGAGGCTATTGATAGAATTGTGGCTGAAGAAATTACAAAATTGGACGCATGGGGCAAACATCCACGTTATCGCAAACAACCAATGTCAACACCAGCAAACAAAGAAGTATTAGCAGGTACTGCTGAGAAAGATTGGAACGACGATTCTGCTAAGGGTGAACAACCTTACGGTCAAAAAATTGGTAGCAGCGATCCTTTCGAGAAAGTAGTTGATTTAGTACTTGATGGTATTAAAAGTAGACTTCAAGAGGGCAAAAAGTCAAAAAAAGCCTAAGTGAGGGTAGAACCATGCTAAAGGTTGGCGGAGACCAAGGACAGATGCCTCCAACCGATCCTAGTATGGGACAACAACCTCAAGACATGCCAATGGACGGTATGCCACCGATGGACCCTCAGGCGATGGGCGGAGACCCAATGATGCAAGACCAGGGAGGAATGCCACCAATGGAAGATATGTCTCAAGACAACGGCCAAAGCCAATTTGATACAAATTTTGATGCTGGTGTTGAAGCCGACGAAGATACAGACCCAAAAAAATACATACAACAGTTAACTGGCAAATTATCGACGACGTTAAACAACTACAATAACGAAAATGAAGATGAAGGTCTTAACAAGTATGCAGCAAAAATGATTGTCAAAGCAGCATTAAAAAATGCTAGCGAAGCAACAAAAAAGGAAGTGATTAAGGCAATTAATACGGCATCAAACGAGGAGCCTGCAGATGACGAGTCAGAAAGTGATGAGCAACAGGTTGAACAACCAGCAGAAGAAGCACCACAAAATACAATGCCAATGCAGGAGAATGTAGTAACAAAGAAAAAGTTAAAAAAGATTGCCGAATCAATTAGTAAGTGTCTTAAATAATAGAAAAAGTCTCACATTAGTGAGGCTTTTTTGTTTATTTATTTATATTTATATAAAGAAAATTATGTTTTAATTATGAAAAGAGTTTTATTTACTGAAGAACAATTAGCAGAGTGTATGCTAAGTGAAATACAATTAAGTGGCGATGAGCAACTTGCACAGACAAAAGAATTAAAAAGTGCCGCACAAAACACTATTGACTCGGCACAAAGTCAAGGTGTTGACACACAAAAAGGCGTGAGTGTTGGATTTTCGGCTGATTCATTAAGGCAAAATGCTGGTATAAGCGAAGCGGTTACCAAGAAGCAACTAAAAGAAGCAAAGTTAAAATATCTAAAAGAGAGTTCTTATTCTGTTAGAAAGAAAGATTTGAAATGAAAAACATATTCATAAATAAAGAACAATATAGACTTATTAAAGAATCATTAGAAAACAACCGAGAATTACCTTCTTGGCTGATAAATGCTGTTCATAATAAGCAATTTCCGTTATCAAGTGACAAGTCTTTTATAGATGAAGCAATCATGCGCATGTTAGAGGCGGCTTATGAAAACGCGGTAAGTTCTTTTTCAGACGATATAACAAATTTTCCAGTCGATAAGATTGAGAACAAACTTAATAAGTTAATCCTTATTTGTCAAAAAAAAGAGAATAAGATTAAGGCAGAGTTGGAAAAACTTTGTGCTGATATTGTGTTGTCATTATTTGAATTAAATGGAAAAGAATTGGAACTTGAATGTAATCTTGTAACTTCTATTCCTCAATCAAAAGACTTTCATGTAAAACCAGATACGAAAGTACCAGTTGAGTATGATAGTATTGATGAAATAAATGATGAAGATAGTGATGAAGTTAGAAGACGTTATACAAACGCAATTACAATTGGCGCGGCATTGGAATTAACAGACAATTTATTAACAAAATGTGTTAAAGAGATTTTTGAGTTAGACGAGGAGTTACCTTACTTATATACAAAGATCATCAAAATTAATAATTACTTGTTATTAATCAAACACGACGAGATAACAGATGATAACAATCAGCAGGATGCTTATGTTGAAACTTCCGTTGATGATTCATCAAATTATATCAAGATTCTTGCTGAAGGTATAATATTTCCATTCTTATTAACAGAAGCCATTCGCGGATGTATTGAGGCTTTAACTTTTAACACGTTACCAGAAAAACGAGCAGATTATATAGTTAATCGCTGTGATACATTACAGGATGAACCATACTATATGATTTTAGGCCGAGTGTTTTGGAATAGTATATGTGGCGAAGAATTTGATGACACCTATACCGAAAAACTGCTTCAAAAGTTAATGTCATTAGATAATGAGAAATTTAACACATTAATGGATGAGGTATTGGTTGGAACTAAATTGGGTAGAGATGGTATGGATAAAATCATGAGTAAAATCAAATATGATTCAGACTATCAATCGTTTGAAAAGGATTTAGCAGATAAGAGAAAGGAAAAAGAAATAATAGTTGATGGTTATTTTACCGAAAGTGAATTAGGCGGGGAGTAAGATTATGTGGCCAAGAATTGAATGGATAGACACAAAAATAGAACATCACGGAAACAATATAGGCAATAAAAAATGTGTAATTGCTATTCCAGTATACAAACAAGAACCAAATTTTTTTGAAACAGAATCTTTAAAACAAGTAGTTAAGATTCTTGGTGATAAATATGAATTGGTACTAGTTTGCCCAATGACATTGGATGTTAATAAATACAATAGTATTGCTGATTACGAGTTTTCAGTACTTCGTTGTAACAATGCTTTTTTCAAATCCCAAAGAAGTTATTCAGATATGTGTGAGGCATGGCAATTCTACGATGCCTTTTCTGAGTATGAATTCATGGTAATTTATCAACTTGACGCGTGGGTATTTGAGGATAGGCTTGACTACTTCACGCAAAAGGGTTACGACTACATTGGTGCTCCGCATTTAATTGGCTTTGCTTGGCATGAGAAATATGGTGAAAATGGAAACGGAGGATTCTGTTTAAGAAGAATAAAACCTTTCATTGAGGTGTGTAAAAAAACTGATTTTTCTAGGTTTAAAAATCTTGAAGATTGTGCCTTTACACAACAGTTGAAGTCTAATTTTAAACTAGCACCGATTGAACTGTGTAGAGAGTTTAGTTTCCAGGAAATTCCACACATCCAATATCAAAGAAATGGAAATAAATTACCAATGGGGTGCCACGCATTTAGAAAATTTAATGAAGGTTTCTGGAAACAATACATAACTGCATATGATAATATTGACTACAAGGAAGAAGAGAGAAAAATAAATAAAGCAACAATGGAATTAATGTATGGTCCAATATACGGCATTGATACGAACAATTATAAATTAATGAAATTTAAGGCAGTTAAAAGAAGGGTGGTAAAAAAACATTAATATGAAATTATACGGAGTTACTTTTACATACAATGAGTCGCTTATGGTTCCATATGTTATGAAATATCTTGAACATATGGGGTTTGACAAATTGATAGTATATGATAATCAATCTAACGATAATACCGTTGAGTTACTAAAGAAATATCCATTTATTGAAGTAAGAACATTTGACACTGGAGGTTCTAAAAGCAACCAAATAATAATAGATATTAAAAATCGTGTATGGAAAGAATTTAAGGACGAAAAAGATGCATGGATGTTTGTTTCTGATTTTGATGAAGTAATATATTATCCTGGTAGGCTAAAAGAGTATCTGGAGGAAAAAGCAAAAGATGGTTATAACTACTTGAATCAAGAAATGTTTGAGACTATTTGCGAACATTTTCCAGATAAAAATAAGTTCGTGCACGAGTCATGTGATGGCGGAGTGTTTTGGGGACTTAACGGCTGTAAAATGACACTATTTAAATTAGACACTTTTAAATCAATAACTTATACTCCTGGCGCACATATGGCAAATGTTGTACTTAATGACGGAAAAGAATTGAAATCGTTGAATGAAGGCGTAATAAAATCGTTTCATTTAAAATGGATTGATCGTGAGTTCTGTTTATTTAAGAAAAATCTGGCGCGAAAAAGGCGTGGGGTAAACGATATTAAAAATGGCTATGGTATACAATATATGATATCAGACGCCGAGTTTAAAAGAAAGTGGGATGCAATGAAAATAAATCTAATAAAAATTACTGATTATGTCAGCAGCAAAATAAGCGGATGTGATGCGTCTGGACGAATAAAACACACCTCAAGTTCAAATAATACAAAAGATGGTTTGCAAGTTTTATCGTCAATATATTTGGGAATATCTGAGATAAAAAGTAATAAATTTAACAGAAGAGTGGTAAAAAAGAGAGTTCGGAAATGATAGATAAATCAAGTATAATCGCTATAAGAAACTATATTAATCGCGAGGTTTTAGAAAAAACAAAATTAACAAAATTACCATCAATTGATATATTTGGCGGAAATTATTTATATGGTAAAAAATTATTGGAGAAATGTTTTTTGCATGATAGGTTACAAGATAAATTTGATTATATAGTATTTGTGGATGAAGATTGCTTCATTTATGATGAAAATGCTGTTTTTGACATAATAAATGATATGGAAGAAAATGACATGGATATTTGTGGAATGCCAGATGGTGGTGTATCTTTAATGCGCCATCATAGAAATGATGTTCCAAATCTATTTTTCACAGTATTTAAGTGCAAAAAAATGAGGGAAATATCTGAATCCGAATATAATAAATATACCGTTCCTTGTGATCTATATGAAAGCAATAAAACAGTGTCATGTGACGCATTTGAACCATATTACAAAATGTTATGTTTTTTAAGATATGAGTTAAAAATGAATTTTATGGAATTAAATGATATTAGTGACGATTATTGTCAGGTTTTAAACGGTGATACAATGTATGCCACAACAATTTTTTATGACAAAAATAAACTTTGTATACATTGTTGGTATTCAAGAAAATATGGCATTAAAGAAGTAAAAAATAGAATAAATAACATATTAAACAAAGCATTAAATGAGCAACATAGCAACATAAGTGAAGTTACTTTTATTATACCAAATAGAGGCGGTAAAAACATAGATTATGTAATAAATAATTTCAATGAAACCTTCAATGAATACTTTGAAGGTATAAAATTCATTGTTATTACTCAAGATGATGAAACTGATTTTAAAAGGGGACAATTGTTTAATATAGCGTTTAACTATTCTGATACCAAATGGATTGGCCTAATAGATAATGATATTTTCAATACTAAAAAAATAAATTTGATTGATGAATACAACAAGACTAACTCTCCATTGTTAATGTTTGATAGAATAGCACAAGTGCATTTTACGGAAGGTAAAAAATATGTAATTGACAGAACAGAAAAGAGGTTAGAAGGATTTGGTGCGTTTAATTTTATGAAGTCTTCTGATTTTACAAAGATAAATGGCTTCTCAAATTTATGTATTGGTTGGGGATGCGAGGATAATATTTTAGGGTTGAAATTAAAAATGCGCAGGCTCGAAAATACTCTATGCCATATAACACATCCAAGAAGGACTTTTTTAAATAGAGAACAATTAAAATTCAATCAAAGCATATATAGTAGATATGTAAAAAATGACATAGACTATAATCTTGACGGATTGTCACAAACGACACATGTTTTAATAAATAAAGAAACAAATAATAATGTAACTTATATCAGTGTGAAAGATATTGGGGTTACAGAAGATTTTTACTATAGAGATTTATACAATGTTGCTCTATCTCACGATAAGAATAATAAAAGTAAAATAATAAAAACAGAGATAAAACAAGATCCAAAAGTAAAAATAGAAACAAATAAAGAACAAAAAACAAAAATAAGCCTTAACGAAACCCCATACTCACAAATTTATAACAGCAGTACACTTAATAATACATATCTAAGATTTAAAAATAGGAAGAGATGTGTAGTGAGGAGAAATATTAGGAAATAATTTGTTGTTTTTGTGAACAAAAGACTATTTATATATAAAGTAGAACAATATTTACGGAAGTATAATATGAAAAGAGAGCAATTAGTTGAAATAAAAAAAGGACAAACAGGAACTGGCCTATTAATTGAAAGTGATGGTTTTATAGATATTAACTCAAAAGAGAACAAGTTAATTAAAGAATCTATCGACGATTTTAATAGTGGGGTGGCGCACGATCTACCTCGCCCATTCGTCGTATCTGCAGTATTCCAGAAATATGGGATTGAGAATGCAAATGGAAGAATATATCCAGAAACAGTATTAAAAAGAGAGGTTGAAAAATATCAACAGGCCATTAAAGAAAGACGAGCATATGGCCAACTAAATCACCCAGAAGAAAGTGCAATTGATGGCGAAAGAATATGTATGAATATTATAGAATTGCACTGGGTGGGTAGAACATTAGTTGGCAAAATGGAATTACCTATAACAGAGGGTTTCAGAAGATATGGAATTTGTTCTAACCTTGCTGATACCGTTGCACAATGGATTATTTCTGGTTTAAGAATCGGAGTATCAAGTAGAGCACTTGGAAGTGTTACACAACAATTAGGTAAATTAATTGTTGGGGATGATCTGGAACTGGTATGTTGGGACGTTGTTACACAAAATAGTACACCTGGTGCTATTATAAGGTTAGAAGACTCTGAATTAGAGCCGTTTATAGAATCAAAAGAATGTACGGGCAAAGAAACTGTCTTGGAAAACCACGATAAATATTCAAAATTTGATAAGTGGTTATTAAATTCGTAAGATATCCCCGCAAAAAAAATCATAATTAGTCTTGACTTTTTCTCGCTTTTATTATATTTATTAATAAGGGAAAAATAAATATGATAGACAAGCGAGAAATTTTTATTAAAAAAGCAAAATTTATTCATGGAGATAAATACGATTATTCTAAGGTTGTATTTAAAAAGGCCCATGATAAATTGTGCATAATATGCCCAGAACATGGCGAATTTTGGCAAGATCAGTACACACACATTAATGGTGGAGGATGCCCTATTTGTGCAAAAGAAAAAAGAAGGTTGAAATACACAACAGAGACTTTTATAAAGAAGTGTAAAGAGAAATGGGGTGATAGATATTCGTATAATAACACTATATATAACGGAATAACAAAGCCTGTTGTAATAACATGTCCGATACACGGAGATTTCAAAATAAAGGCTAATGATTTTTTAAATGGTCATGGATGCCAAGCCTGTGGCGGTGTTAAAAAATTAACAACTGAAAGTTTTATTGAGAGAGCAAGAGAAGTGCATGGTAGCATATATGATTATTCGAAAGTTAAGTATATTAATAACAAAACAAAAGTATGTATAGTTTGCCCTGAACATGGTGAATTTTTGCAAACACCTAGTCGTCATTTATGTGGGGATAGATGCCCAATGTGTTTTAAAAGCAAAAAGAAAACTACCGAACAATTTATTACTGAAGCACGCGCAATACATGGTGATAAATATGATTACTCAAAAGTTAATTATCAAGGAAACAAGAAAAAAGTTGAAATTATATGTCAAAAACACGGTTCATTTTTTATGACGCCGTTATATCACCTGCAAGGGCATGGGTGTCAAAAATGTTATGACGAAAGGAGAGGTAATACAATAAGAAAAAGTAATGAAACTTTTATTGAAGAACTAAAAGATATTTACAGGGGTTTGAATTATGATTTTTCTAAAGTGAAATATGTAAATTCCAACACTAAAGTCACTATAATATGCCCAAAGCATGGTGAGTTTAACGTAACGCCAAATCATGTGATAACAAGAGGAGATGCTTGTCCATATTGTAATGAATCCCATTTAGAAAGAGATGTAAACATGTTATTAAAAAAATTAGGATTGTTATTTATAAGACAGAAGAGGTTTGATTGGCTAGGGATGAAAAGTTTTGATTTCTACATACCAAGATATAAATTAGCAATAGAATGCCAGGGTGAGCAACATTTTGCTCCACTAAAATATTTTGGTGGGGATGATAAATTTATAAAGCAAGTTAGATATGATATATCAAAAAATGTTGAATGCGAAGAGAATGGTGTTAAGATATTATATGTTGCCAGCAACAAAGATACTATAGATTACTTGAAACCGATATACAATGGAATATACAATAATAATCTGTATGAAATAAACGAGTTGGAGAATATAATAAGAAATCATAGTAAATAAAAGTCGCTTAACGGCGATTTTTTTATTATTAAAAACTATTTATATATACATTGAAAAATATTAACTAAAAAAAACAATAACAAACTAGTGATAAAAGAGTCAAATGATAAATATTCTAAGTTTGATGCTTGGTTGAATGATTAAATAAACAAAATAATTATGAATAGAATAGATTATAATGACGAAAATTACTATTTTGGCGGAATTCAAGAGGCCCCGATTGGTAATGTATCAATTTTCCCATTAAGACAAGAGGATATTGATAAAATGGTGGGTGGAAAAACCATTAAAGATGAACCTGTTAGTATCACAATTGATAAAAATGGTAACTTTACTATAAATGCATCTGACTACGGCGTAGATGGTTTGAGTTCTGTTGATTTAGTAATCAATGTAGCAGGCGGCGGCTCAGGTAGCGGCTCAGGAAGTGGAAGTGGTTCAGGTAGCGGCTCAGGAAGTGGAAGTGGTTCAGGTAGCGGCTCAGGAAGTGGAAGTGGTTCAGGTAGCGGTTCACAAAAACAATATTCACATATGCTGATGGAACAACAAGTGAATCTGAAGACTCAATAATAAATAATGAATCATATGAACATGACAGCCCATTGGTTTCTATTGTTTTTGGTAATACTGCCAATTCAATAGAATATCAAACATTCATTAATGAAACACAATTAACAACAGTACAATTAAGTGATACTATAACCAATATAGGAGATTGTGCATTCCTAGACTGTCATAGCCTTACTTATGTAGAAATTCCTGAAAGTGTTACATATATTGGATACGACGCGTTTAAAGTATTTTCACAATATGGTGGCAATGAATTAACCGCAGTAATTCATTCATCAACGCCAATAGAAGTAGGCAACAACCCATTTGGTGCAGTACCAGGAGATCAAAGTGGACCTGGAGACGCTGTTTTAAATATTTATGTACCTCAAGGTAGTTTGGGCGCATATGTGGCTGAAGAACAATGGGCGTATTATTATAATGCAGGATGTCTTTCTGAGTCTGAATAATGTATGAAAATTTGTATTTGCACGGTAATAAAAAATGAGCATCAATACCTAGATGAGTGGATTCAATATCACCTTAATCTAGGTATTGATCGTATTTTCATATTTGAAGATATTGATAGCGAATCACATAAAAAAATATGTGATAAGTATGACTGCGTTTCTCTGAGTAGCATTAACACTGTTTTGAATGAAATACAGCAACGTGAAGCGATAAGGTTAAAACAACAAAACAGAGTAAATGTTCAAACATTATATTTCAGAAACGCAATGCTTTCAATACAAAAAGAACATTTATATGATTGGTGTTTTATTATAGATGCGGATGAGTTTATTTCGTGTGATAATTTAAATGAAACAATTGAATTATTTTCTGGATATGATGCATTTGTAATGTCATGGGAGAATTATGGTGCGTGCGGTCACATCAATCGCCCAAACTACCGTAATAGCGGTGTTGTTGAGGCATATCCTTATAAAAGTAATGGTGTTGTTAATAATAACCCTATTTTCCATACAAAAACGTGTTATAATTTGAACACATTTAAACCTAATAATTATTTTACAAACCACCAACCTTCAGACCAATGTAAATGGTGCAGAACAGATTTCACAAATGACAGAGAAAGTGAAGTGTTTGATAAAATATATGTTAGGCATTACATAACTAAATCATGGGAAGAATACGTCGACAAAAAATATAAAAGAGGCTTTTTTATTGGAATCTCAAGAACAGATGATTTCTTTTTTAAACTCAACCCAGAATTAAAATGTATGAAAACCGAACTTATGGAAGCGTTGAAAGACGAAATATTAGTTGTGTTACCATATAAACAAAGTGGCGCGCAAGGTACTGAATTAGAGATGACGTTATCACTATGGAGAAAGAATTGCACATTCAAATATCATTTTGTTGTCATTGGTGAGTATGATGAAACATTTGAGAAAAAATTCTCGTGGGTAGAGTTTATTAAATGTAAATCAAGAAAAAAAGTTGATGGGCAATATAATGCACATCTTGATATTCTCAATAAATTTGTGACTGTGATGGACAAATATGAGGGTAAATATTCTGGTTTTGTAGCAATATGTGATGACGAGTACGCAATTAAACCGTTTACCTTATTTGATATACTACAAACACATTATCATAGTTCATCGTTTGTAGGTAATAAATTAGCCCCTACAAGTTTTTGGAGACATGATAAGTGGAAAACAAGACAATTATTTAATAAAGATGGGTTACCGCACGTTAATTATACGACGCATTATCCATATTGGTATGACATTAACAAATTACGGGTCATCATTGATAAATTCAATTTAATAAATGAAAGTTATGTGTTAGAAGATGTTTATTTTAACTACTACGAACACGATAAACCTGTGTTTGATTCCGAGATACGGTTAGGAATATGGAGTCATGATATTTACAAAAATGAATTTCAAAAAGCACTTGTAGACCCAAAAATTAAATTTATGTGCAATAGTGTAGAAGGGTGGAGTAAAGAATTAGAGAATAGTTTAAAGGAACTTTACGTTTCCGATGAGATAGAAACACCGTTAAAGACTGGGCAAAAACGGGTTCTATATCCGCCAATAAAAAACAAACAAATATATCTAAATGATTACTTATATTAACAATTGAATAAAAGTCACATTTATGTGGCTTTTTTCTTTTTAAAAAACTATTTATATATACATACACAAATAAAATAAGAATATAAACTATAATATTGTAATGGAACAAGTATTTTTTAAGGGGCAGCCATATACAGGTGATGCAGCATTTATAAACGGTTCTAATGGATACGAATGTACGGAAGATCATGGTTTATTGTGTGCATTAATTCTACCAGAAGGCCCATTTGAGCACGTTCGTTCATGTTGGGATAAAAGCGGAAAGCCAAATTATTTAACAACAGAAACTGGTAAAAAAATTGTAAACCGCGGAGAAACTGGTATAATAATTGAGTTTAAGGACGGGTTTGAAGTAGGTCGATTTAGACAAAGAACGGATGAATCCTTAAAAGAGAAGGCCGTGTCTAAAGCACAGAGAGGATTAATGGGCGCCGCATACGCTTATAAAAAAGGTGAAACAAAAAATGTTAGTCCTAAAATTAAGAAAATAGCCAATAGCATGTCAAAAAAAGATTTAAAAGACTTCGCTGGAACAAAAGAAAAGGGTTTACCTAAACATGTTGACGAAAATACTCTCGTTAGATTAATTCGCGAAAGTATACAGGAGCATCTTGTTGATGTTATGAAACGTTACACTGAAGGTAAGGCCACATCTAAAGAAGCAAACAAGGCAATTATGGACTTGGCTAATTCAAGTAATATGAAATTGAATGAAAATGAGTTTGACGAATTAAGCATTAGTACTATGCAAAATGCATATGATAAGATGTTAAGATATGGGCAAAGTAACAGGGCTAGTGATTTAGGTGCAAAAAGTTGGAAAAAGATTTATCACTCCAATATTGATAATTTAACAATATTTACCAATGTTTGGGGTATTAATGTATCAGATCCATCTTTTACTTCGGAAAACTTTATTTTTAATATTGAAAAATGCGAATGGGAAGGCTATCAGCCACGTTTTGCTGATAGAAAGGCTGCGGTTATTTTAGCAAATTTAATTCGACAAGAATGTGGTGAAAGAGCGGGAGATTTTGGTAATAAGGCTATGTATATCAAATAATTTTGATTTAAAATAGTAGAAACATAAAAAAAATAATACTTTTTGTGAATTTTTTTCCAAAAAAAACAACTTTTTAAAATTCAAATATATTTATATATAAAAAATAAGCACTTTTTAAATAGCAAATTAATTAATTATGGCAAAGAAAAATAATACGGCAGAAAAGGCTTTACTTAATGCAGAACAAATCTCTAAAGCATTAAAAGAAAGCACAGAGAAGACTCTTAAGAGTATCGTTAATGAGGCTATTAGTGACTTCATCAAGGATGAAGATGAGCCAGTAGATGACGAAAAACTCGAAAAAGAGGAAGAACCTATCGAGGACGATAGTTTTGAAGTAGAGGATGTTGAAACCGAGGAGGATCCAGAGACACCAGCCGAGGAAGAGACCCCAGCAGAAGACGCTGAAGGAGAAGGCGAGACAGAACCTGAAGAGGGTGACGCCGAAGATGAATGGGCTGATATGGAAGATTTCAAGGTAGGAGACAATGATTATGATTTCACAGGCGTGGACGGAGAGACTGCTCTCAAAGTGTACAACAAACTTGGTGATGATGACCAAATTTTCATTAAGAAAGAAGACGATGGTACATTCACTATGGAAGATGAAGACACTGGCGCAGAATATGTGATCGAACTAGGTAACGAAGGTGACGAGGATGCTGATGCCGCTGATGCTGATGAAGAACCAGTTGACGAGGAGCCAGTTGACGACGAAGAGGCTACATTTGAAATAGACCTTGACGACGAGGAACCAGAAGAAGGTGAACATGAAGAGGACGAAGAGGCTTTGAATGAGGATTTAGGTTATACCGATAATTATCAAGACAAAGATCCAATCGACGGACTTTCAATGGAAGAACCAGCCGACTCTAAGACAACTAACGACTGGGACGGTGGCGCTCCAAAGGATGCTAAGAAACCTTGGGCTGGTAATGGCGATTCTGACCCATTCGACAAAAAAGTTAATGAATGCGGTATGGCGCCAACTGGAGATGAACAACCACTTGAAGAGGGCGATTCTATTGCAACTCAGGCTGCAAGAAAAGAAGTTAAGACTAAACATAAACAACACAGGCCAAATACCCCAGAAGAAGTATTAAAAGTTGATTCTCCATTGAATGAGAGTGTTAAAAAAATCATCAGCAAGGCCAAGGAAATCCAAGCCGAAAATAAACAATATAAATCTAAAATTGCTGAAATTAAGAAAGCACTTTATGAGGCTGCTATCTTAAACATCAATTACGGCAAAGTTGTAAGTTTACTTGTAAACGAAACAACAACTAAAGAAGAAAAGGCTAGTATTGTAGAGCGTTTTAGCAACGTTAAGACAATAAACGAGGGTACACAACTTTATGATACTATTAAGCGCGAACTTAACGAAACAAGAAAGGGTGCTCCTATTGTTGAGAGAACAATCAGTGCTGAATCTTCAAAAACAATTAATGAGACTAAAATCTATTCACCAAAGGATAACGCAAGTATCAACTTGATGGAAAGAATGGAAAATCTCTACAAAGGTAATAAAAGACATTAATAATAAAAAAAAATAAGAAAAAAATAATTGACAATTATGAATAAATTACAATTTTTAAATGAAGGCCAAGTAGGTAATATCTCTACTGGCAAACAGGCCGAAGCACGTCAACTCATCCGCGAGCGTTGGGAAGGTATGGGCTTTACTAAAGGTCTTGATGGTTATTTGAAAGATAACTTAGCAACTCTTTATGAGAACGAGGCCAACATGATGTTAAACGAGGCTACCGATGCTCAAAACAGTGGTTCTTTCGAAACTGTTGTATTCCCATTGGTTCGCCGTGTATTCTCACGTCTTTTGGCTAATGATATCGTATCTGTTCAGGCTATGAACATGCCTATTGGTAAATTGTTCTTTATCCTTCCTGTTACTTCTGAGCGTAAATGGGAAGAAGTTGAAGAAAATGGTAATAAGACATGGGAAGGCAGTCACTTTGGCTTAATGGGTAAAGAAGGTATCGACCGCAGAACTGGCGAGAAGGTTAATACTTATTATCTTCCAGACGAAGTTGTTAATTTCGTTGAGGATGAAAGCGGTAAGACTGTTGGCCCAGACGTAGTTAGATATTTCAAGAAATCTCTTTATGATTTATTCTACAACGATGGCCTTTTCGATCAATCAAAGGGTAAAATTCATATCAAAGTAGGTAACTTAGAGGCTACTAAATTACGTCACAATGGCGAAACCGTTAGTGCAGATACATTAACTCTTAGAGAGCACAATGACGGTACTATCCGTAACATCCTTGTAGCAGTTAAGGGTTTTGCTAACATTGGCGCTGGTCGTCTTATCGGCCCTGATGGTTGCGAAATGGATACAGAAGCATTCTTAGCATCATTACACGTTGTTACTAAAGAGGAAATTCCTTCAGTAAGTGGAACAACAGCATTTAAGGCTGTTGAACCTGTAAGATTCCGCGCTATTGCACAACAATATGGTAAGGGTCTTGTACAATATGGTGACATCTGCGAAGCAGACGGTAAAATGTTTATTGAGTTGGATCTTGCTAAACCTGTAACTGACTTAGAAGGTAAGAAAACTATTGACGGTTATATTGGTGTTGACAAGAGCGTTCTTTCTGGTAAGAGTGCTGATGACTTATTCCGTGTTGCTTGGGCACAATATGATTCTCTCGAATTGGAAACTGAAATCGGTGAAGTTTCATTCAAACTTTCTGATGTAACTGTTTCTGTTGAAGAAAGAAAACTTCGTGCTACATGGTCTCCTGAACTTGCACAAGACGTTGCTGCTTTCCACAACATCGACGCAGAGGCTGAGTTAACTGCTATTCTTTCTGAGCAAATTGCTGCTGAAATTGACCGTGAAATCTTGAAAGACCTTCGTAAGGCTTCTCCATGGCAATTAAAGTGGGATTACAATGGTTGGAGACGTCAAGCAGGATTCTCTACTAACTACACTCAAAAGGATTGGAACCAAACTCTTATGACTAAGATTAACCAAATTTCTGCTCAAATTCACAAAGCAACTTTACGTGGTGGTGCAAACTTTATCGTAGTTTCTACTGAAATTTCTGCAGTATTGAATGACCTTGAGTACTTCCATGTATCTGATGCAAATGCAGAGGCTGTAACTTACTCAATGGGTATTGAGAAGGTTGGTTCTCTCCAAGGACGTTATGAAGTATATGTAGATCCATATTCACCACACTGGTCATTAATCATGGGTCATAAGGGTGATTCATTACTTGACACTGGTTACATCTACGCTCCATACGTACCAATGCAGTTAACCCCAACTATTTACAACACTGCTAACTTCGCACCCGTGAAGGGCATCATAACCAGGTATGCTAAGAAGATGGTGAATTCTCGCTATTACGGAGCCGTGGTTTGTAATGGACTTCAAACTTGGAATATTGACGAACTTCGCTAATCTATTGATTAACAAGTATTTAAGAAAAGTAGCACTGAGAAATCGGTGCTATTTTTGTTTGTATAACTTGTATAGTTTTATTTTGCCTGAAAAAACAATATTTTTTGTTTGTATAATTTTATTTTGCATGAAAAAATATGGTTTTTATTTTCGATAACATTAACTTTTTTGAAAATATTTGTATATTTATTATAAAACAATATTAAGTATGAATAAAAGTAATAGAGAAAAATTTATAAATAAGGCATTATTAGTGCATGTTGGAGAAAACTTAGATTATTCAGAGGTTGAATACATTAACAATAGAACACCAGTTAAAATAATTGATCATGATTTAGATGAAAACGGAAATGAGTATGGTGAGTTTTGGCAAACACCTTGTAATCATTTAAAAGGGCAAGGCCATCCCAAAAAAAGGAACAAACGCATATCAGAGTCAAAAAGAATGTCTAAAGATAAGATTATTGAAATGTTTAAAGCAGTTCATGCTGGTGAAAATTTAGACTATTCACAAGTTGAGTATGTTAATATGCATACAAAAGTTAAAATAATTTCACATGATTTAGACGAAAATGGAAATGAATATGGAGAGTTTTGGCAAGATCCAAACTCTCACTTAAAAGGGTGCACACATCCATTAATTGGTAGGAAAAAACAAGTAGTGAGCACAAAATATACAACTGATAAATTTATTAAGAAATGCAAAGAATTATACGGCGAAGAAAAATATTCATATGATAGTGTTGACTATAAAAATAGCAAAACTAAAGTTAAAATATTTTGTAATAAAATTGGACAGGATGGCACACCTCACGGTTTTTTCTTAACAAGTCCAGATCTTTTTTTACAGGGAAAGGGATGCCCTAAGTGTGGACATCAATTATCAAAAAATGAAGAAGAAATATATTTATATGTATGTAAATTGGTTGGTGAAGAAAACGTTATACGTCATGATATTAAGGTTTTAGATGGAAAAGAACTAGACATCTATATACCAAATTATAATTTTGCTATAGAATATAATGGTTTAAGGTGGCATTCTGAAGATTTTGCTAAAGATAAATATTATCATTATAAAAAAACAAAAATATGTAATGAAACTGGTATAACCTTGTTTCAGATTTTTGAGGATGAATATCTTGAACACAAGGAATTAGTTTTAGATAAAATAAGACATGCCTTAGGTATTAATAAGGATAAACCAAATGTTGGTGCAAGAAAATGTGAAATAAAAGAAGTTAAAACTAGTATAGCAAAGGAGTTTTTAGAAAAATATCATATACAGGGTTTTGCTGGATCTTCTGTTTATTTGTCTGCTTACTATAATGATGAAATAGTTGCATTAATGTCATTTAAACAATATTCAAATGGAGTTTATGAACTGACTAGATATACGACTAATATTAATTATAATTGTCAAGGAATTGCACAGCGTTTATTTAAACATTTTATTAGAAAACATGAGGATGTAACAGAGATTAAATCATTTTTAGATGCCAGATGGCTAAATGCAACAAAGAAAAATATATACAATATATTAGGATTTTACTTCGACAAGTGGGAAAAACCAGATTATAGGTATTATTCGCCAAAATTGGATAGATATAAACGTTTCCATAAATTTAATTTTAGAAAACAAATCATGCATAAAAAATATGGTTTCCCGTTGACTATGACAGAGACAGAAATGGCTAACGAATTAGGTTTAAAAAGAATTTGGGATTGTGGTTTAATAAAATATGTTTGGAAAAATAATAAAACTAATTAGTTTAATCAGAATATCATGAAACAGTTAAATGAGCAAGAATTAAGAATATTAATTAAAGAACATATAAAGGAGTATTTAAAAAATCAATATGTCGTAGAATATAATGATAATAAACTAGTTTCAAAACCATTAAAAAGGCAGTCCATAGATGGAGACGAAATTATTGATCCTAATGACTATTTGGATGAATCTTTAATAATGACTTATGATATAGAAAAGGTAAAGAGAATTATTTGTAGAAAATTTAATATTCACGAAAGCAGAGTTATTGTGTCTGATGGCCTTGTTAGTATTTATTTGCCGTTTGGAACTAATAAGCAACTAATTGGTGATATAAAGAATTTTATGAAACAATGTGGTTATTATATGGATAAAGAGGAACCGATTGTTAACTCGGCCATTAGTGAATATGTACTAAATTTCATAAGTACTTATGGAGGTGATGATGTAACGAGCGATATTTTTGAAAACTATGATTTTTTATACCATGCAACGCCTAGCGTATATGTTAATAGGATAATGAAATACGGTTTAGTACCAAAATCTATGAATGCAGAATTTAAATATCCAGATAGAATCTATTTAAGCACACGATATGATAAAAACCTATTCAATAGTTTGGGTATGGTTAGAAAAATAAATAATAACATTGGTGGGACTTATGATGTATTAAGGGTTGATTTAGATAAAATAAAAGGTAAAGTTAAATTATATAAAGATAAAGATTATAAATTTGGCGTTTTTACATTTAATAATATCTCTCCAGAAGCAATAGCAATAATAAAAAGAAATATCGTTATTAACTAGAAAAAAAATAGAGAGCGTTTAACTCTCTATTTTAATATCCTTTTGTTTTAACATTTGAGTAAAGAATAATTTTTCCATCTTCATTTGGGTGAACTGTTGCTTGTAAGTGTTTGTCAACCCAATTATCAAATTTCATTAATTCTTTTTTAAATGGAATAAGATTTCTATTGTTCTTGTTTGCAAGTATGATATGCAATCCACCACTTGGTGTTTCATACTCGTCTAGTACTCTGATATTGTACTTTTTAAGCATCTCTCTTGTTTCGTCCCAGATATTATAACCATATATCGTTTGGTCTTTAGGACAGTCTACATCTAAGAATAATCTTAATCTTGTATCTCTCCACGCTGGGCCACTTTTTGCCTGTCCTGGTACAATATCTCCAGCATGAGCAATTCGTGCATCTCCTGTGGCAAATTTTGAAACATATAATTTAATATAGTTATTTGTTTCCGTTTCGGAACGGCTGTTTAGCGAAATGTATGCCCTTGCATTATTTTTATTACACTCGTTTATTACATCGTTCTTTATTGCTCTCAATTCTTCAACGGAGTGTATTCTCCACGATTTAAGATACCAGGCACCTCCGTGATATGTACCATTTTGAATTCCAAGTGCCTTCTCATTGTCATCTGGATTGTCTTTATATCGTTTGATTATTTGGACAAAATAGAAATCATCTGGTGAATTAAACTCCATCAGATTTTCTACTCTAGCGAAGTTATCCACTAAGTTTTGCGCCTCACAAAGAATGGATTCACAAATATATTTAAACGTTTTTTCATCAAAGGTTACGTTCATAGTTCGTTAGTGACTTATACTTCTTCTAATTATTCTTTTCTTGTTAAGATTTGCAGCATAAGTATGTCTGATCATTGCTCTGGTAGCATTATTATCAGACGCAGTTCTTTTTATTTGCCTTACTGGTTGAGCCTTTTTGGCTGAATGACATCCACATCCCATATTATTTACCTATTTTTATAATAAATACTTTAATGAGTGTTAAAAATTAACTTAAAAGCCACATATTTGCGCGATATTTTTCACTTAAACTATCTCTAACACCTTTTGTTGTAAAAATTTGAACTGGATTGTTGCTTTTCATTGGCTTATTTACCTTCTTTGGCTCTGTATTAACTCTTGAATTAACTTGAATCATAGCCCTGAGTATTGCATTATCCAAAGATTTTGCTTTGATCTGTCTAGTTAATGAATATTCCATTACGAATAGCCCCATGGCAAGGCACGTAAGTGTATCATCATGGCACCCATCCTTATGGTCAATACGCCCGTTTTTAAATATCCAAGTATCTAATTCAGTACATACTCTTTTTGAACGTATTTTAAATTGGTTCGTTGTTACTAAATTAGCAAATTTTGATAACATTTGGAAACGAACTGAACTACTGTGGAATCCTGGAAGCCCATCAATTGTTACTTGTGTTGGAGTTGCTTCGTTTTGAGATGTATATTTTTTAAGTGTCGGGTCATCATAATAAAGGTTGGAATACCCCAAATTCATTAATGTTAACAATGTAGCAGAACCATAGCCACCGATATCTTCAACTATAATATAAGCCATATTATACCACATGGCATATTTATATGCAAGTTCTCCAATAGCATCGCCAGTCATTTTCCCATTATATTCAAGTACTTGCTCGACACATGGTAATCCGTCATCGTTAATACCGTCCATATCAATAATTTCTAGTGCCGTAGCGTCATCTGAACTACCTCTGGAATTATCTATTGACATTAAATATCTATGTCCTTCTATTGGCTCTTTCCATACCCATAAATCTTCTAGAATATTATCTACGTACAGTGGTTCCCTTACGTTTAAATTGCGTTGCATTTCGATATATTCTGGAGCAACAACAGTAGAATCAGAACCTAGGAATGATACATCCAACTCTTGAGCAATTTTTTGAGGATCGTTGTTAAACTGACGGCACATTCTTAAGTACCAAGGAGAACGTGGCTTCCATCCTTCTTTAATAAGTTGTTCCCATCTTTCTTCATTGTATGGTACTGTTCCCTTTTCATCTAATACTTTTTCTTTTTGTATTTCAATTTCACCTGTTTCTGGGTTCTTTCTAGTCCATTCAAGATGTCTATTGTATCGCAAATCCTGATACCAGTGCATTTCCACCAAGTCGAAACCATTCCAATCTTTTGTGCCTTTTAGTTTGGCACGACGACATGTTTCGTAATAAAGAGGATCTTTACCGTTAGGTGTTGATACAAAAATTGCCTTACCTTTAACAGACGATGTGGTAGGGAGCGCAGATGTATATACCTCACCACCGTTCTCAATGAAGGCCGTCTCGTCAAAAATTAAATAATGACATGCAGAGATACCACGAGATGCGTTAGGGCCAGATGAACGAGCATAAATTTTACAGCCGTTCTTTAAAAATATAACTTTACCATTACATTTTTTGAATATTATATTACCATTAGAAGGTGGTTGAGTAATATCAACATCGTCACCTTCTTGTTTCCATATTTCTTCGCCCCAGAACCATAGCGGAATCTGTAATAAGAAATTTTGTATCTTAAATAACATTTCCTGAGCAAGGTCGAGAGTGTTACCGATAATTAAGGCCGTCTTTGGTGATGATTTATCACATAATGACATATCGCAGGCAATAAATCCGCCAGTAACAGTTGTAATACCAGCCTGACGATATTTAGTTGTTGCAACAGAGTTTTCGCTTTCGCCAAGCACATGGCACAACTCTTGTTGTTTTGGAAATAGTTCAAAAGGCACTTCTTTGCCTTGCGTACCATCAAATGTCTTCAGATAATTCTGAATCATGTATATTCTGGATCGGTCCGAAAAACATTTAATATATTCTTTCGATAGTTCTTGAAAGTCTACCATAAATCATTTAATTTTATTCTTCGTTTATTTTTGTGTGAAGTAATAAATATATCTCAACTTATAAAAAATAATGTAAAAAGTTGTTTTTTCAATAAATACATTTATAATATGGTTATTTTTAACCGTTTCTGTTCCTTTTTCTTATTAAAAAAGTATTTATTATATAAGAAAATATGTAGTTAATTATGGCAATTATACAAAGAAAAAAACCAAATACGGCTCAGAGCACACAACCAGATGCGTTGTCTTCACAATTCGACAAACAAAGGTACGATAATGAGATTGTTATATCAGTTACTGGTATAAATTTTAGAGATACTAGGATTTTTAATAACACAAAAACGTCTGACGGTAATAAAATTTGTACTGTTAGGCCTCATAATGGAGTAGCTCCGAAAGACGGAGACGATTTTGTTCTTGATATTATAATTAATGCCGATAGAATTGATGACTTCAAGGCTGTTATACCTAAGATTATAGAAGAATTAAGTAAAAGCAAGAGTTGGCCTAAAACAAAAAAGAATCCAGAAGGCGGCTATACTGAAGAGTATTTGAGATATCTTGAGAATAAATTATATCGAAGCCTTGAGTCAATGCCAACCAGTAAAGAGTTAAATGACACCAGAGAGGTAATGACTCAGAACTGGAAAAATATGTTGAATAAGATAAACGATCCAGAAGTTAGAAAAAGACTTATCAAAAAATCATTCTATTACACTAAAAATGTAAATGGCGAGATGAAGGGTGTTGAGTTAAGCGATCGAAACATTAATTACGTTTTAATGCAAAGACCAGACGCAACATTCGTAACAAACACTTATACTTGGTTTGAGTGTTTCAATAGAACTGTTCGCCAGGGTGCTCAATACATCTTAGTATCCAAGCCAAGTTACATATATGCAACGAAAGAACAAAGGGATAGTATTGCCCAGGAATACTATGGTATGACATACAAAGAAGCATACGAGAAATTTAAAGAAAAAGGTGAAAATATGCAACAATTCGACCATGGTATAAATAAGGGAATTACAAAAAAATACGGTGTTAGTAACTTCTACTACGAGAAAGTATATGATATTAGCGATACCGAGTTAATACCTGGTAAAAAGGATGTGTTCTTTGAAAAAATAGGTATTAAGGATAACGTAAATAATGGTGAAGTGCAAGGTGCTGAAGATAACACTGACGTAGCCACTTCTGACAATGCTGGAGTTGATGCTAAGATAGGTTTTAAATCTGAAATTTTAGAGGTGTATAAAGATTGGTTATTAAAGAAACTTTCTAAAGAGGGAATAAAAATGCCAAATACGGCAACTGAAAGTACTGAGGATGTAATTGCTAGGGCTATTTTTAACTACTCATTCAATAATGCCGAAAAACTAAACCAGGTTACTACCGAGGCAAGAACCGATATAGCATTGGCTGTTTCAGTTGCAATATGTTCTTATCTTGGATTACAAAGCAATGTAACGACCGATTATATAAGACGTCTTAACAGTAAAGTGTTTACAGATGAGACGGCGAGATTATCATGGGCATTGTTTACCGAATTATTACCTAATGAAAGCAGATTGTCTGGTATTAATAAAGATAATCAACAACAAAACACTAAGTACAGAATGGTTAGTGAGGCTATACAAGAAAATAGTTTTGAATCATTTGTTGATATATTAAAGAGGAATGGTGTTAGAGTTATGAGCAATAGGGAACAGGTCACAGAATCGTTTTTTTCTTACTTGATAAGAATGGATAACAGTAAACGTAATTTATTAATTTAATGTTACTAAAATCTAAAATATACGTAAAAAAACTTTTAGAGTCTATATTCGAAGGAAGTTACGATAAGGATTATGATATTCCTTCAGAGAAAGATATTGACGGTGGTGGTATGATAACGTTATATCGCTGTGCTCATGCTTCTCAGATAGAGGGCATATTTAGAAATGGATACAATAGACAATTTTGTGCATCAAATGACGGCTCATGGTATGGAGATGGTGTATATTGCAATATGTCGTTAAGACAAGCAATAATAGGCTGTAAAACACCAGATCCATCGAGAGAAGAGGGATTAAAATATGGTAGTGTAATTGTTAGCAATAAGGTGATTGGTGGATTTGATAGATTCCTAATATTTAATGGTGAAATTGCAAAGAAAAAATATGGTTCTCGTTATAGAATAAAGGACCAGGTATTTAGTTTGTTTGGTGAAGACGCTAAAAGAGTTTGGGCAGACATGGAATACATAATGCAAAGAGACTCTGCAGCAAATAACCATTACGAAGGAAGAACATGCCAGTTATTGCAAGATATGTTTCATAGAAATATGGGGCGCATAAACAGGAGAGAATACGACGTAATATTTAAAAAGCACAACATAAGAGGTTCAATATATACGGGCGGAAACGATGGTCTATGTGCGGTAGTTTACGATTTTAGTGCGGTAATACCTTATAAAACAACAACCGATTATGGAAAAACTTGGGTGAGAAGGTTTAATTACGATGAATTCATGCACAGAATGAATACAAAAATTGACGTAAATCAAAGGTTTGATTCTCAATTCAAAAAGGTGTATAGACCAATCGAGGTTAATACAAGTAATGGGGTTGAATCGGTCTCTATTGTAATTAAGAAAAATGGGAAGTATAATTACATAGATCCTAAAACTGGTGAGTGTTTATTGCCATTAGATTTTGATTCTGTTACCGCGATAAATAGAGATGGCGATTTCCAGGTAGAATATAATGGAAAACTATATGATGCTTTTTATGATGGAAAAGAAAGTAATGGATTTTTAGACCCATCCGATGGTGAGTATCATGATTGGGGTGATTTGATTGGTAAGATAAATGAAAGTTTAGACGAAGTATCCTACGGTAAATATGACATACCAACAGAAAAGGATTTAGATAATGGAAATCTGCCATGCATATATCATGTAGCACATAAGGAAGATTTAGAAAGTATTTTTAAGACTGGGATACATCGTGATTTTAATAGAAAACATGGCAATGTATATGGAGAAGGAGCATATTCTTCAATATCCCCAAAATATTCAAAAGAAATTTTGGGTACTTGGTATGGTGACGTGATAATAAAATGCATATTAATTGGTGGATTTGATGGGTTTATATGTTTTGAAAGTGAAGGTCAGAGATTGGTTTACGGACGAGAAATTAGTGTTATGGAGCAATTGCTAAAATATCTTCCTAGAGACATTGCCTATAGAATGTATGAAGCCGTTGGTCATAGACCACAAAAAGTGCAGGAATACTGTGCGGCAAATAACATTAGAAATATACGAGGAATTATTTACAATTGGGGAGGGGATTTTATAGCCGCATTACCTTTTGATTTTGGATGTGTTATACCATATTCTGTGTCATATGATGCTGGAAGAACATTCAAGAAAAAATTTAATGAAAAGACTCTTGAGTTAATAAATAGAAACACTGATGCTATTTATAGATATGTTTATAGTGGTAGATATAAAGATGCAAAACAACCAGTTACAGGACACGATGTAAATGGTAATTTAACTGGATACTCTCTAGTTAGAAAAAATAACGGAAAATATAATTACGTTGACATACATACAGATAAGGAAGTTTTACCATTTGATTTTGATTCAATAACTAGTATAAACGAAGAAGATGATATGTGCCAAGTTGAATACAACGGTAGAATATATAACGTTTATATTGGAGAAGGTGGAACTGGTTTTGAAAGTAATGAGGATGGCGAAATTCACACTTGGGATGAATTTGTAGAATATATAAAAAATCATTAATTATATAATATTATGACGAAAATAACAGAAGAAGTACAAGACTTGTTTAGAAAGTGTCGTTCTGCTTTAGGCGCACCACTTATGGAGGTTGAATTACTTGATACTCAACTATGTGATCTTTTGGACATGTCCGTAGAGGATTATGCGGAGAGGGTACAAAACTGGGCGATAGAGAACAATTGGGCTACTTTATATGGCAAGGACTTAACTAATATTGACCTTGCTTATGCTCTTTCTATTAGAACACTTGATATGTCCAGAGACTTTAGTTATTGGTTTTCAAGAGACGCTGGCTTACAACAACGTGGACCTTGGGAATTAAAGAAAGACTTCTTTAAAATTGAAGCAGGCAAGCAAAACTATCTAATTCCAGCAGGTAGAGAAATTAATAATGTAATGTGGTGTAATCCAGGAACCTCGCAGGCAGCATTATATGCTAATTATGGAGGTTTGGATGTGTTGGGCTTCGCTGGCGGTTACGGTCAGGCTGGTGGTGGATCATACGGTCCTATCGGCGGATTCTATATTGCACAGTCAATGGATATTGCATTTATGGCAACTGATTTACAGTATAAATCTAGATTGCTTAGGGGTGACTTAACATTTAAAGTTACTGCTGGCCCAGAAGGAACACATATAGTACATCTTTATTCAACCCCAGGTTCTAAATTAACATTTGGCCAAACATTTACACCCAACGGTGGCTTAAGCCTTGTTGGATGCGAAGTATGGTACACTTATTATGACACAACTGAAAGTGATGCGGATGAGTGTAGAAGGCAAAATAGTAATGTCGTTCTGACTCCAGACCAAATTCCACTTAATAAAATACAATATGATTTATTAAATGAGCCAACAAAAACGATTGTTCGTAAGATATTCATATCTAAAGCAAAAAATACGTTGGCAATGGTTCGAGGTAAGTTTAGTGGCAAGATTGGTATTATGGATGCGGAGGCCCAAATGGACTATACAATGTTAATTAACCAGGCAGAAAAAGAATACCAGGATGTAATGGATGAATTAACAAAGCGTCTTGAGAGAATGTCACCATGGGAAATAATGAAGAAGAGCGCCGAACTAACAGATAATATGAGTAAGGTGCTTGCGGCAAAACCATTAAAAATAGTAGCAATTTAATGAACTTTTGAGTACAATAAAAGTATTTATATGTAAATAAGTAAATAATAATAAAAAATAATTCGAATTATGAAAATGAAAATAACTGAAGCACAATTAAAACAACTTATCCGTGAAAGTCTTAGCGAAGTAATGGACTAAGAGGGTATGGATGAAGGTTTTTTCGGAAACCTTTGGGGTGGTGTTAAAAATGCGGCACAAAGTACTGGCCAAGGTATAGCACAAAGAGCAAATAAATTGGCTGCAGATTACAATGCTGGAGCAGCACAAAATGCACAAAAAGACATTGAAGCACAAATTCAAAAATCTCAGGAGGTTATCGCTAAAGAGCAACAAAAAATTAACAATCTTCGTGCAAAGTATAATCAGTATGTACAGAAATCTGATCAATACATGCAAAAGGCTAATGCAAATGCACAAAATAGAGGTTCTAATACACGTTACCAGGGTTATGGAATGCAACAGGATAATCAAAACCAAGACTTCTTTACTCAAGGTGATATGAATAAGGCTAAATTCAGCTCTCGCATGGCTGGTGCACAACAAGCACATAATAAGATGCGTAGACAACAAAATCCACAACAAATGGTTGCAGAGTCTAGATTAGACAGAATTATTAGAGAGTCAATTAAAAAACACATTAGTTAATTTATTTTGACTTTTTATTACGGAGAGGTAGAAATATCTCTCCGTTTTTTATTTACTTTATCCCTTATTTTGTTAGTTTTTAGTAGTTAAAAGGTATTTATAATATATAATATATAATGATTTAATATGGCAAACGAAAAACCAACAGTATTTCAACGTTTAAGAAATGTTATGATTTCGATGGGTGCTGGATCTTCTGAGGCGAGAAGACAACCAGTATCTTATGATATACAAATGCCACAATCAGAGGTGTTATATGCTTTTGATAATAAAGAGGCTAGAGATCAAAAATTATTACAATTAAAACAACAAAAATTGCTTTCATACCAGTGGAGAAAGAATGGTTACGAAAGTTCTATGGCGGCGCTTGCTGGCTCTACTCAAGTTAGAGTAATGTACAGAGACGTTGACCTAATGGATCAGTGGCCAGATATACACTCTGGTTTGGATATTTTATCCGAAGAGGCGACAACTCTAAAGAAGGGTAAAATGCTTAACATCTATTCAAAATCTGAAAGAATTAAAGCGGTTCTTGAGGATTTATTTGTGAATAGGCTTGATATTATGATGATGTTGCCAATGATTACAAGAGATACTTGCAAATATGGTAACGAATTTATGTTTTTAAATATAGACCAAAACGAAGGCATCATTGGTTGGAGGAGATTAGACGTTTATAGTATGAGGCGTCTGGAAAACGGAATTGAAAATGCATATGGAGGCCCAGTTCCTTCTGCTAACTTATATAACCTAAAACCAGATGAGGTTAAATTTATCTGGGAAGGCCATAATGAGCAAACGCCTTACCAAAGTTGGCAGGTTGCACACTTCAGATTAATTAAGGATAGTATTTTCCTACCATATGGGTGTATAACATCTGATTCTAGAATCGAGACAATAGATGGTTATAAAGAAATAAAACACATAGAGATTGGTGACTCTGTGTTAACATTTAATGTTGAGACACAAGAGAAAGAGGCATCAATTGTTACTATGAAGCAAAATAAGGGTGTTAAACCAGTATATTCACTTTCAACAAGACATAATGAAATAAAAGCAACTTCTGATCATAAATTCTTGTGCCTTAATAATGAAATTTTGGAATATAAAGAATTAAAAGACATAAAAATTGGTGACCTTCTTGTAATTGATAATAGCAGTAACAAACATAATAATGTAGTTCAAATAGATAAAAAATACCCAACGTCTGAAGAATGTAATTTACAAAAAACAATGAAATGGTGGAATGATTATTCAAAATATATTCCAGATTTTATTGATAATGATTTTGCAAGATTTTTCGGATTTATGCTTGGTGATGGATGGATTACAAATAAAAAATTGGTTTCATTTGCAGTTGGAGAGTATAATACTGAGAATAATGAATTCTTTAATTATTTAAAGAAAATAACTGGTAAAACACCAAAATATGTTAGACCATATGATAAATCTTTAAAGAATGAATTCTCACAAGTTATTGTATCTTCAAAAAGCCTTGCTACAGTTCTTTACAGAATGGGCTTTATAGATGGTTTTTCTAAAAAAAGAATACCATCTTGGGTTTATTCATGCAGTGATGAAATAAAGAAGGCGTTTATAAGTGGTTTAATGAGTGCTGATGGATCTTATAATATTGATAAATACGGAATATTACGTTGTCAGATTGAATTGGCAAATGAAGAACTTATTAAAGATTTTAAAACATTAATACAGTCGTTAGGATATAAGACATCAAATGTTAAATCAAGAAATAGAATAGGAAAAACTTCAAGTTCTTATAATGGTCGAGTTAAAATAACTAGTAGATGTGAAACGTTTTATTTCTATTATTATGAAAGTATTAATAAACAAGAGAAAAAATATGATTTTTCAAATCGCAAAAAAGATGGCTTTAAATTAGAGAAAGTACAATCTGTAAATTATTGTGGGGAAATGGAAACATATGATATAACAGTAAATAATGATAATTCCAATTTCTTTGCAAATGGTATAGTTACACACAACTGTAGTTATCTTAATGGCGCAAGACGTCACTGGAGGATGCTTTCAATGTTAGAGGACGCTATATTCCTACACAGACTAGAAAGAAGCGTAGAGAGACGCATCTTTAAGGTAAATGTTGGTAACATTGATGAGGCTGATGTACCAGCATATTTGCAAGAATTTGCAAATAATTTTAAGCGTGCTCCTATTGTAGATCCACAAACTGGCCAAATTGACTTGCGTAAAAACTATCTTGATGTTTCTACTGATTACTTTATTCCAGTAAGGCCAGGACAAGATCCGTCAAGTATTGAGACGCTACAGGGTGCCAATTTCCAAAATGGTATGGAAGACATTGAATATTTCGAAAAGAAAATACTTTCAATGTTGAAAATTCCTAAAACTTACTTAAACTTCAATGAAGCACAAGGTAAGGGTCAAAACTTATCATTAATGGATGTTCGATTTAGTAGAACCGTTAATTCTATTCAACAAACAATCATAATGGAATTAACCAAGATTGCCATTATCCATTTATATTTATTGGGGTTTGTTGATGATTTAACTAACTTCACATTATCACTAAACAACCCATCTAATCAAATAGAATTAATGGAGTTGGATAACATGACGAAGAGAGTGTCACTCGCTTCAACAGCACTAGCAGAACAGGGCGGAGGTATTCCATTGATGTCATGGCATGATGTACAGAAAGAAATATTGGGTAAAACAGATGCTGAAATTGCTGATATATTGAATCAGATAAGATTAGAGTCTGCAATCGCAAATGAGTTACAATTAACATCTCAAATAATAAAGAATACTGGTTTATTCAAGCAGGTTGACAGAATCTATGGTGAACCAGGCGCTAAGTACAACTTCAACGCAATTGAAGGTGATGGAATGGGAGGCGGCCCAATGGGCGGCGGAGGTGGAGGAATGCCACCAATGGACGGAGGCTTCGGAGATGATATTGGAGACATTGGAGGTCCAGATGATGAAGGAGGAGACATTGGGGGAGATGAAGGCACCGAGGACTTAGGTGATATGGGTGGAGGTGGTGCTCCACTACAAGAGGTGAAAATGAGTAGAGGCCTTATAAGAGGAAATAAACACACTAATGAAGATGTATTTAAAGCATATGAAATGCAGGTACTAACAAATAAGGAGCCACACTACGAGCGCCCTCAAATAATAGACAAAGGCCTTATGATAAATGAAGAGTTGATGTCTAAATTAAATGAGTTGGAAAAAATAAGCAAGGATGACACCAATAGCGATATTTTACCAGACTAAAAAAGTATTTATATATAAAATAAAGAACTATGAAAAAGAACATTATAAAAGATAGTAACGACTTAATTAAATTGAAAGAGAGTTTCAATAAAGCGTTTGATTCTCAAATTAGAGCAAAACAAATTGAGGAAAGAGTATCTAATTTAGATAAGTTGGGCTTTGGTGAAATTAAATCCTTATTTGAAGGTATAAGTGATAAGTTGTTTGACGCTCACAAGGATTGTGTAGCAAATTATATCAAAACAATTAGGGAAAACAAGGAATTAAAAACTTTGTATGTCTTATTTGAAAATGCATTGAAACCAGTACATGTTAATGATACCAGTCTATTAGTGTCATCTATGGTTGCAATTTCTGAGGGCATTGACAAGAAATCCTTAAAAGAAGGTATAAAGAGATTACAATCGATCTTAAAGGAGGCTGTTATTAAATCTAATATTACCGCAGATGAATTTGATGCGTTGTTAAACGAAAATAAAGAAATCAACGAATCTTTGTCTTACATATTAACAAACAAGAAAACAGCAAGTAATTTATTTGAACACACTAATAAGGTTCATAATGTAGTTTCTTATATCAATGAGAATATGACTTCTGATAATGTGGTAGACGACAAGGCAAATAATAAATCAAAAACCGAATTGGTTAATGATTTGAATGAGGCAATTTCTTGTGACACTCCTTGGGAAACAGAGGCTATCAGAGATTTAACATTATGCTATTTATCAGAATCTAATAGTGAGGAGTTATTCAACAAATACAAAGATGACTGCATTTCATTGTTAAATGAGAAAATTGAAGATACGGATAGTATGGAAGAAGGAATTAGATTCTCAACAATGAAAGAGTCTTTATCGAAGAAAGAGTTTGACAAATCTAAATTAAAAGAATCAATTCTAACATTGGCTGAATTGAAGTATACCCTAGTTAATGAGTAATGAGAAAGGTAATTCTAACAGAATCACAGGCTAAGTTGCTTTTGGAAGAAATTGACAAAAATGATTCAATCCAGAAGTTAATCTTTTGTAACCCGTCAGATATCCAGTTTGAAGTTTCGAACGAGATACCTGCGGGCGTTTCTGTTAGTAGAAATCTCTTTCACCTAACACCAGTTATTGACGGGAAAGAAATTGATGGAAAATTTCTAAATTTCCTGGCCGAAGAGGTTAAAATTAATGGCGAACAATACTATCAACTACATATCAATGTTAATAAAGAAATAAGAAGACTTGGTATTGCATATAAACTTTATCTCGCATTCCTTTTGCAAGATTATCCAGTTTGTAGCCTATTTAAAAATAGAGTTAGTTCTTTTTATGATGAAAATTGGTCAGAGAATCAATCTGATTCTGCCATAAGCGGGTTGTGGGCTAAAATAGCAAATGAACCAGGAATAGTAGTGGACGATTTAATTGATAAAAACGGAAATAAGGTTGGTATTAAAGCATATCATGAGTAACTATGAGAAAAGTTTATTTAACTGAGAGACAATATGTTAATTATGTTTTGCTTGAATATACAAGATCTGGGTTGTTAAACGAGTCATCAATTAACTTAAAGAAGGTATATCAAACATTGTATAGGGGATGTAAGACGTTTTCTGATTTCGCAAGAAGAACTGCAATCATTGCCAGTATGGGCGTTATATCATTTACTTCATTATATGCAATCATCAATAATGTTTTACCTGTCAGTCAAGAACAAAAGCAGGAGATTATAGCACAAATTGAAAATGAAGATGTTATTCCGAAAATAGAACAAAGAATATATCTCAATTTTAAGATTTCTAGAGAAGGAATAGAACATATAAAAGATTATGAAAAGTGCAAATTAGAACCATATTTTGCAACTCCAAAAGAAAAAGTTAGAGGAATTAGAACCATAGGGTGGGGGCATAAAATAACTGGAAACGATCCGCAGTGGTTAAAGAGTGCTAAATCAATAACGCAAGAACAAGCAGATGCTATATTTGCAGAAGATATTAAAATTTATGAACAAGAGATGAATGAGGCGTTTAAATCTTTGCCAAAATATTTACAGAATACGGATTTATATCCACAAGGATTTATTGATGCCTGTATATCTATAATCTATAATAGTGGTAGGAAAAATTTTAAAAATTCACCAGTTTTTCAGACTCTTGCTAATTGCAGAATTGAAAAAGATGGAACTATTAATAAAGATGATTTCGCTTATGCTTGTTTTAAAATAAAAGAAAGTTGTACAACACAAAATGGTAAACAATTGAATGGTTTGATAAACAGGCGAAATACGGAGAGTTTAATGGCCCAAAATTAAAATATATTAACAATGTAAATAATTCGCCCAGAATGGATAAAAATGACCAATACGGGCATTTAAATAATAAAGATTAAATACTAAACAAAAATGAAAACAAAAGTCACAAAGGAAGAGTTAAGAGAATGTGTAAAAAATGCTTTTGAAAGAGTAGTTGCCGAAGGTTATGATAAAGAGTGGGCTACGGAAAAAAGAAGAAGAGATGATGAGCATAAGAAAAAAGCACCTAAACATGGCAAGATGGGACCAGTAAAAAAACCAAAATATAAGGATGATTGGGATTAAAAATACAAAAAAAATAATGAGCAACTTGACTTTTTAAAATATTTTATTATATTATTAGTATAATAAAATATTTTTTTTATGGCAACTAAAGAGAGAAGTAATAGTGAGAAAAACATCGACCATAATAATTTTAAATTAAAAATTGGTACGACGAATAGAAATAATCCTATTGTAGTTTATATCGAAGGGAAAACGTATATTTCTCCAAATACCGAAAAAGAAACTTATGATAGAGATATTTATGATATGAAGAGGAGCCTGAAAACTAGCATTAGTAATAATATAAAAGACACTAATTTATTTGATGGAAGTTTCATACTCGATTTTCAGGTGGCACAAAATGGTGTGTCAAAAAATAAAAAGAGTTTTCTTTCTTTCCAATTTCTTTTGAAACAAGAAAAAGATAGAGTTTTAAAATTGAAAGACATTAAGAAGGAAGCGCTCGAAACAATAAACAAGATAGTTGGCTCGTTAGAAAATTCGATATTAGAGCACGACTTTTCAATTTATAAAAATAAAAACGGTTAAATATGGCATTATACATAGCAGAAGTTAAAAATGTTTACGACGAAGCGGATGGTGAAAGAATTAAGGTTAGATTACTTCCGAAAGATGCAAGAAAAGAAGGATATACAGACGCATTTCCGTTGTTGCCAAAAATGTTTCACGTAAAGCCAAAAGTTGGCGAAAGTGTCCTTGTTTTAACGCTTGAGAGTGAAAACCAATATAGTCAATGTTTCTACGTTGGACCGATCATTTCGCAGCCACAAAACATGAACTACGACTCGCACTATACGAGTGCTGGCAGATTATTAAATGGTAGTTATCTTAACCCGCTTAAGGCACCAAGCGTAAATCCACGAACGCATGGTTCATATGCCGACGATGATGAAATCGCTGTATATGGCAGACGAGATACGGATATTATTCTTGGCGATAAGGATCTGAGAATACGTTGTGGTGCCCGTAAATTTAATCTAGATAATAGCGGATTTGTGTATAATTTACAAAATCCAGCATATATTAAACTTAAAGAACACGATACAGTGATAAATAAAGTCGGTGACAGTGATAGTACGACAAGCGTATCAATTGTTGCCGATGAAGTTAATTTACTTTCACATAATGGAAATGGCGCGGTCGACATACTTGCAAACCAAAATGGAGAGATTGAGGACAGTGATGATGAAAAGGCAATGAAAAGAATTATAAAAGAGGCACATGCGCTTCCATACGGAGACGAACTTGTAAATTTCCTAACTATGTTCTTACAAATGTTTAAGAGCCATACACATAAATATGCAAATTTACCGCCTTGTCCAGATGATGCATCTAAAAAACTAGATATGAAATATGGTAGTGGAACTGGCGAATACTCTGCGTTAGACTATGATTATAGCAGGGGTGTTTCAAATGAAGAGAGATTTGAAGATGCGTCAAAGACGTTTAAGGGTCTTGGTGAAAAATTATTAAGTAAACATATTAGAATAAACTAAATATATGTCTAAAAATATAATAATAACTGAGCAGCAATTAAATGAGATTATTTCTTATCAAGAAAAGTCTAATGTTCTTTCTGAAATGATAAAAGAAGAACTATCAATAAGTACGGAAATCGTCTCATTGACTAATTCAATAATACAAATTATTAGTGAAAAGGTTAAAAAGGAGGATAAGGTTTTATATGATAGTGATGTATATAGACAACAGTTTGAAATAACTGGTTTTACTTTATGTAACTACCAAATAATTATTACTGTAACTAATATTGACTTTAGGGATAAAGGCTCTTTTGATAAAAACTTTAAAAAATATGAAAATTTTGTAAAAAATTCTGCTACTAGCCCACTATTTGAAAGAAATAAGTTTTTTATATATCTTCATACATGTTCAATTTCTAGTGGATTAATAAAAGAAATTTCTGCAGATAATTTACAACATGAATTAGAGCATTGTTATCAGATGACTTTTACTGGCGAGTTGTTACCAAAAGACAAAAACTACGAAATTGCTTATAACATAATAAGAAGTAATGTAGATGAAAATAGTTTAGAGTATATTGTTTCAGAGGCTTTATATTATTCATATTCTTTTGAACAAGACGGGTTTGTAAACGGATTATACCAATATCTTTTTAACAATGAAAAACCATTGTTCGAATTATCGGATATTATAAAAAGCCCAACTTGTGAGGCTTATTTTAAATTTAAAAAAGATATTAAAATTGTAGAAAATAGTGATAAAGATTTAGTCACTAAACTATTAAATAATAAGTTTAATCTAAACTATTCAAAATTCATAAACCTTTTGCATAAATCAGAAAAAAGATTCTTAAAGAAAATAGGTAATGTTTTAACACTTCATAGAGGTAATGCAATAAAAAATGGAACTAGACTTAATGAGAGTTTAGATGAAAATATAATATTTATATAAATTAGTTGTTTATTATGGAAGATATATATGGTTGTTCAATAAATTGTTACAAATCTGGCGAGTTTGTTAACGGTTTTTTTATTGTCGGATATCTAAACGAAAGGATTGAAAAATTTAAATCTGAAGAAAATAGACCAGAATTTGTTGACATAAAAATACCTCTTAGCAAGACATGGTGTAATAGTAGACAAGTAATGTCTATTTTAAGAGATTATTACGAAAATAAAAGTGAAAGAGAACTTGAGTTTTTTATAACTAGATTTTTTGATAATGATGGTAGGGCATTATTAATTTTAACTGGAGATTTAGAAGTTGATTTTGGCTCATTATGTTACACATATGATCCAGACCGTGGCTATGACCCAGACAATGACCCGTATCTGCATTTCATATTAAAAAACTGGGAAATAAAGAAATAAATTAAAAATGGCGGATGACTCCACCATTTTTTTTTACATATCTTGTTCCATTTGATTTGAAACTATTTTGAAGGTTAATTGATTCTTAAATATTCTTGTTTCATCTCCAAACTTTGCTTTCAAATCTATATGATATTCTGTTGGAACATATTCGTTTGTTTTAATCATAAAGAAGTTGTGTGTGTCCATCTTGAGTAATTTATCCCAATCAACAATCGTTACTTCTCTATCTCCATCTTTTACATATATTCTATACCATGAATTATCACATAATTTAAAATCACTGTTTGTGTATGGAATTCTGAAGAATACTTTTAACATTCTTTCTTCTCCCATATTTACTTTTTCGTTGTCATCAATACCGACTAATATTGGGCTTAATTCTTTTGGCTCGATGACTTTGCTTCCTATATTGAAGTATATTTCTCTAGGATGTGTTACAAACTCAAGTTCTGCGTCGTCTATTTTTTCTCCGTTATATGATAAATTACTCCAAGTGTCATATACAATACTATTTGCTTTATAATTCTTAGATGGTAACTTTAACGCAGCCGAATATATACCCTTACTCTCTTGTTGAACGACTGGGTTAATTTCAATACCACCGCTTGGGCATACCGAGTAATCAAGTTCACAATTAGGAATTTCATCCAAGTTTTCTAATGCACCATTTATAAAAGCGTATAAATAAACTTTATTTTCTTTGTCTAACGCGAAGGACATTCTGTCGTCGGATATATTGCAATCGTATCTGGATTCAAGTACTGGATTAAAAATCGTATTTGTTTTATTATTAAAGAAACCAACATATTGTGTTAGTTTTGTTGATGCGTTTTCTAGGGTTGGGACAAATGCAATGCAAACACCATAATTTTCTTGCTCGTTAAATATAACGTCATTAACATAGTTAGTTAAGTCTAATTCAAGATTTTCATTTCCGTGATCAAAATGTTGCTCGGCAACAATGATAGATTCTTTACCCTGTTTATATAGTTCATATTCTTCAAATAAGGTATCTATTGAATAGATTCCTTCATCGTCCCACATTTCCTCGTTCGTTGCGTTATACCACGTACACCCGTCTTTTGATGTGGCAGATTTCCCAACCAACCAGAAGTCATTTGCATTATCAAATCCTACACCCTCATCCCAATGCTTTGGCACTTTGAAAGCAATAACACTAAATGAAGTTGCTCTTTCTTTAACGCCGTTAATATCTGCACTTGTTAACTTCTGTTTGTGTTTTTCTGGATTAACGCTTCCACAATTCTTCATTCTCAAAATGTGTTTTAATTTTGAAACATCGCAATAAGTCTTATCTTCAATAAGACCTTTTACCTTTTCAAGATTAAAGTGCACCATAATTCTAGACAACAAACCGCCATAATTTAACATTGAAATAGGATGCAAACCATAGTTATTTGTCGTTTCTTCTATAATTGTAGTTGATTTATCTAAAAATGTTCTTGTAATCATAAAAATAGCCTATTATTTATATATAAATACTTTTTGCTATAAAAAAAACTATCGTTTCCGATAGTTTATTTCTTTGGTAATGCAGCAATCAAGTTGCCATCATCGTCATACAAGTAATAGAAACGTTGTTCAGTAACCTGCGGCGGAATTTGTTGCTGTGGAATAGGTTGATATGTTGGTTGTTGTTGATACACTGGTTGTTGTGGCTGATAATATTGTTGTTCTGGAATAACGTGTCTTTGGCCTCCTCTCTGGAACTTGGTTTTATTCCAGTCTACCCCACCTTCTGAGTTTAATACAATAGGTTTTTCCCAGACGTTTTCTCTTAAATACTCACGCATGTCCCTGTCGTGGCAGAACTCTAGTAATTCTCTTTCGTAATCATCTAGGCCCTGTAGTGTTCCATTACGGTACTGTTCTTTTAAATAATCATAGTCAGAGTATTGTTCAAAAAGCAAATCTCTGTCTAGCCCCCTATATCCATCTCTATAATTTTTATTGCTCATATTGTTTGTTTTTTTGTAAATATAATTTATTTTTTGTATATTTCAAGTGTTATTTTAAAAACACGTTAATTTATGCTTAATATTATTATCATTGGTGCACAAGATACTGAAAATTATGAATTTGTCCGTCAGAAATTAATTTCTGTCCTTAAACCAGTTAGTGACCGTGGAGAAGGTATCACAATTTTGACAACTGGTGACGAATTTATTGATAAGTTTACCGAGCGTTACAAAATAGATAAATACTTTTTCCAGACAGAATGGGGAAAGTACGGAAAAGATGCTCTTAAATATCGAAACGAGAAGATTGTCGAAAAAGCAAATGCTATTTTCTTTTTTGAGAATCATAAGAAGGATAGCCAAATTCTCTATAAATATGCTAAAGACAAAGGATTAAATTCTCGCTTTTGTATTCCACCAAGTATTACGGCTTAATAAAGATTGTCAAATCCTCGTATATTGGCATTATTAAATCTCCCCCATCATATTCATGACCTAATTCGTATAAGTCGTCTTTGAATGTTATAGTAAAACGCCCTCTATATTGGCCAGGTGTTTTTGTATCTCTTTTATTCCACGCATATTCAATGATATATCTTTCATCACAACTGTCTTGATCAGTTAAAACGATATTGCATGGGGCGTCAGCAATTTTTAGTACATCGTGGTCATCCCACATGGAAAAGGTTACGTCAGCGTTTTGAATCGCAGCGTAGAAGTGTGAGGTTTTCATAAATTCAAATCTGCCATCGTAGGCTAATTCCACCCTAAGACGTGGTAAAACACTATTAGAACATATAAAGAAATTCATATTTTTTTCTATATTTTTTGTTGTTTTTAAAAGTTATACATATTTATATATATAAATAAATATTTTTACACCAAGAAAAAATAATAATATGAGCGGGAAAAAGATAACTACAGAAGAATTTATTGGAAAATTAAAGGAAAAATATGGAGATTTGTACAGTTATGAAAAAACTACTTATGTAAATTATAGAACAAAAATAACAATAACCGATAAAAATGGAAAAGATATTTTTATTTTTCCGCAACAACTTTTAAGAGGATTTAAGAACGCTAACCAAAAATGTACAAAAGATATTTTTATAGAAAGAGCGAAGAAATTATATGGCGAAAAATATACTTATGATAAAGTCAGATGCACAAAATGGACGGATAAGGTAATTGTGACATGTCCTATACATGGAGATTTTGAGAAAGTAGCATATGCCTTTTTGGCTGGGCAAGGTTGTAAACTTTGTGGTAATAAATATTATAATACGAATAAATTTGTTGATAAAGCAAGGCAGATTCACAACGATAAATACGATTATTCAAAAGTTGAATATAAGGATAGTAATACAAAAGTCTGTATAATCTGTCCAGAGCATGGAGAATTCTGGCAAACGCCAAGTTCTCATTTAAGAGGTAGTGGCTGTCCAGAATGTGCAAACAAAAAAAATAAAATTTCTCTAGAAAATTTCCTAGAGCGCGCAAATAATATCCATAGATATAAATATGTTTATTCAAAAGTAAATTATGTAAATTCTGATACAAAAGTCTGTATAATCTGCCCTGAGCATGGAGAATTCTGGCAAACACCAATTAAACATATTAATGGGCAAGGATGCCCTATTTGTGCACATTCAAAAATTTCGGAAAAGTTAAAAGACAGTAAAGAAAATTTTATTGAGAAAGCAAAAAAAATACATAGTGATAGATATGATTATTCAAAAGTAAATTATGTAAATTCTGCAACCAAAGTTTGTATAATTTGTCCAGAACATGGAGAGTTCTGGCAAACGCCACATAGCCACATTTCTGGCCAAGGATGCCCATTTTGTAAAGAAAGTAAGGGGGAAAGAAAAATTAAACAATTTTTAGAAAATAATAATATTGAATATGAACAACAAAAAATGTTCAATTGGCTCGTTTATGAAAATCCAATGAAATTAGATTTTTATCTCCCAAGATATAATGTTGGCATTGAATTTCAGGGTGAGCAACATTTTTCTAATAAAAAATGGTGGAATACAACGGATGAAAATAAAATTAACGAATATTTTAGTAAAACTATTGAACGAGATGTTAAAAAAAATAAATTGTGTAAAGAAAATGGGGTAGAATTATTTTACATAA